GACGCGAATGAAAATTTTCAAATATCTTGGTCGCAACTTGACGAGCTTGAATCGGTGATTACGGGCCAGGATGCAAAGTCTCTGCCGCCCAGTCTTTTGAAAATGTTGGCCAATCTCAACTGTCCGGCCGGCATGTGGCCGGTATTGGCCACGCCAGCCCTTCGCAAAAGTATCACAGAACAACGCAAGCGATTTGCCCATGGGTTATCATCCTATTCGGGCTATCTTAGTACATGGCATAAAATCAGAGCCTTCTTGGATTCTCTGCAAAGTTTTGATCTGGACGTCAGAAAGGTTGCATCAGAATCAGCCAATATCGATGCTTTGCTCAAACATTTGAACAATCAGATCAACGGCACAGCTCGGATCGAATATTCCACCTCGGGAACGTCCACCGGTCGCTTGATCGTCACCAACGGCCCCAACTTTCTTACGCTGCCCAGAGAGGCCCGTAGTTGCATCCAGAGCTCACGCAAAGATGCACGTATATATTCCATTGACTTCACCTCACTTGAGCCTCGTGTGACCCTTTGGGAAGGTTCTGACGAGCTAGACTTCGAGGATGTTTATGCTTCGGTGATGCAAATGTGCGAAGTGTCCAATCGCGATGATGCCAAGCTGGCCACGCTGAGCACTCTATACGGCGCTGGAGTTCGACGGCTATCTGCGCAACTTGGCAATTTGCGCGCGGCCAAACAGTTAATGGAGAGGGTAAAAGAATATTTTGGCATTGCACGGCTACAACAGAAGCTAGATGGTCAAGCCAATCAGGGAATTATCAAGAACAGATTTGGTCGACCTCTGCACGAAGCAGTCAAGCAACCGAGGCTAAGGGTCAACCACTACGTTCAGTCGACTGCTGCCGAACTGGCTCTGCTGCTCTTTGCCGATCTTTGCGAGCTCAACCCGGAAGTCCGTCCGCTAGTCGTGATTCACGATGCACTGATTGTTGAAGTGCCCGATACATCAAAAGAAGAATTTTTCAGTAATGCATCTAGTTTGTATTTTGAAGGTACTTGGTTTCCAACTAAAGTCGAAGAGCTGGATAATTAGTGCAGTGAGGTTAGCAATATGAGCACCAAAAAATTGAATACGATGATCAAGCGGGCCATGTTGGAGCTGCTCAAAGAGCAACCAAAAGACAAAAAAGATAAAAGAATTACAAAAGTAGATATAGTTGGCGCAGTTGGTCGCGGCCAATTTAACCGCGATGTTGCGTCGGTAGGGGTTCGTGCAAAAAATGAACCGAATGAACTGCTTAATGACCTGGGAGTCAAAAGACAGGAAGGCAATACAGATATCGAAAAAGCCTTTTCAATCATCGAGCAAGCGATTGAAAATAACGAGGTTATGGCCGAAGCATACAGAATGCCTGAATTAAAAGAAATTGAAGACAATCAAATCTTTACAGTACCTATAAAATCTAAAGATTTAGATAAGCGATCTGCGCTAAAGTATATTCACCTCACACTCTGGGCAGCAGAAAATGCCGGAGTTTTGCAGCTGGAAGATGAGATTAGCTTTATTCCTATACAAGAAACAGATACTCCTACAATAATTCCTAAAAAAATGCGAAAAAAATAATATAGTATCAGCATGGAATACAACGCTGAAGATATTAAAGGTTCGTACGATAAGTACATTGCGTTACTGCGCAAATTTTTTCCCAACTCTCACGATGCTGTCGACAAGCTGGAGGGGGCTTTAGGAGAGCGTCTGGCCTTGTCGCCTCGCGATATGAAGCCTGAATTTGGTGGCGTGCCCGGTGGCCTTATCAGTTTTGCTCTTAATACCGCCAAGCACTGTCGGGCATTTGATGCTGTAGTTAATCCTAAGAAGCTGGTTCGAGTGGCTCTAGTGCACGAACTGGGCCGACTGGGTGATCTGGAGGAAGGTCTGGACCTGTATCTGCCTGAGACTTCTGATTGGCACCGAGAAAAATTGGGCCGCAATTACAAGTACAATGAAAATTGTCCCAAGATGTCTGTGGCACATCGCACTCTTTACTATCTGGCCAAGTTTGGCTTTCAAGTCGATCGAGAAGAGTGGGTGGCTGTGGCGACCTCTGGCGGCTTTCAGTACGACGAGAATCGATTCTATGCCAACGAAATTTTGCCCTTGGCACAGTCTCTGCACACTGCCAGAACGTTTGCTTTAAATGAGATGAAATCCTAGTAGAGCCATATTTATAAGCATGCAAGGTCAACTTTGGAAGTACGTTAAGTGGATGCTGACAGAAGACGTCGACGAGCCGGAAAACGGTCTCCTGACTGAACCTGATCTGCCAAAAGATGACGATGAACAAGAGGAACAGAGCGTGGTGGCAAATATTGCCGGAGCCACAACTCCTCTTGGTACTGATGCCACTTATCCCAATTCCAGAGTAGATCATCGCAAGTCGCCGGCTGAAGCTGCCGGAGATGCTTTTGGTGGAGCGCGACCACCTAAAAATAAGCGCAAATAATTTTTGTATTTTAAACTTTAAACTACTAATATTCTAATCGATTGCATATTGCAATTTGAATTTTGCCAATTTAACATTATGGAGGTTTAGAAAATGGCAGTTAATCTAGCAGCATTGCAGAAGAAGCTCAATCAACTGAGCGGCGTTAATTCGCGCAAGAATACCATGTGGCGTCCGACCGAAAACGAAGAAGAGACGGTTCGCATTATTGCTTTTCCGGACAACGACGGTCAGCCTTTCAAGGAGCGTTACTTTTATTACAACATTGGTAATAACCCGGGCCTTCTGGCACCTTATCAGTTTGGCAAGCCTGATCCCTTTCAAGAGCTCATCACCAAGCTTCGTAGCGATGATACCAAAGAATCCTACGAGCTTGCCAAAAAGCTCTATCCTAAGATGCGCAGCTATGCAGCTGTGATTGTGCGCGGAGAAGAAGATAAAGGTGTTCGCCTGTGGTCTTTCGGCAAGACAGTTTATCAAGATCTGCTTAAGATCATGTTGGACTCTGACTATGGAGACATCACCGATGTGAACGAAGGTTTTGACATCAAGGTTTCCTGCTCAAAACAACCTGGTCGTATGTGGGCTGAGACTTCTGTACGTCCTCGTCCAAAAGCTACAGCTCTTGCATCCAGCAAAAAGCAGGCTAAGGAGTGGATTGATAACATCCCGAATCTCGATGAAATGTATTCGTGCAAGTCTTACGAAGAGCTGGAAAAAATTATCAATGCCTGGCTTGAAGATCCAGAAGAATCTTCTGGCACTTCACGCGGAGACTTTAGCACCAAGTCCTCAAAAGCTCCGGAGTCCGAAAGCTCTGATTCTTCATCGAACACGATGAAAGATCTTGACGATGCTTTTGCTGACCTAGAAAATCTTTAGCGAATATTGCTAAATCAGCAATATTGAATAGATGCGGGGCGGTTTTGCTGCCCCGCATTTTTTTTGTTTATGCAGACGTAATTCATTATAATCGAAAAAACCAGGAGAAATTACATTGGCTAGAAAAAAGAAGAATACAGAAAATATCATGGAAGATTTTACGCAAGATTTGATCAAGTCTATCAACAAAGATCATGGATCAAAAATTGCTTACAATCTGGAGCACGATGATTCTCCGACCCACGTAAAGAGGTGGATCAGTACCGGTTCCAAGCAGCTTGATTACCTTGTTGCAAATCGTCGAAACGGAGGCTTGCCTGAGGGCCGCATTGTAGAAATTTTTGGTCCGCCTTCGATTGGCAAGTCGCACATCGCCATTCAGTTGGCCAAATCAACGCAAGATCTGGGCGGCATCGTAGTTTATATTGACACGGAAAATGCCACTTCTGTTGAAAACCTTAGCTTATTAGGAGTGGACATCAGCAAGCGTTTTGTCTATGTCGACACTCACTGCACCGAAGAGGTATTGAGTATTGCTGAGTCTACCATCATGAAAGCCAAAGCCATGGACAAAGATGTACCCATCACCATTATTTGGGACTCTGTTGCGGCCACTTCTCCCAAAGCCGAGCTTACTGGCGATTACGACAAAGAGACCATCGGCCTGCAGGCTCGAGCAATCTCCAAGGGCATGCGTAAGATTACCGGCGTCATTGCCAATCAAAACGTGTTGATGATCTGCCTCAATCAGATTCGCATGAAAATTGGCGTAATGTATGGCGACCCAACTACGACACCGGGTGGAAAAGCCATTCCCTTCCACTCCTCAGTACGCATTAAGCTTGGTGCAGGTCAGCCTATCAAAAATAAGGACGGCGAAATCATTGGCATTAATGTGTCGGCAAAGACCATCAAAAACAAGGTTGCTGCGCCCTTCCGAACCTGCAATTTTGAAATTCACTTTGGCAAGGGAATCAGAGAACACGAGCAGCTTTTCGACGAGCTAAGAAAACACGGAGAATCAAAAAGTAATGGAAAATTAGTTAGTGTTACAGGCACTAGCACCTGGAAAACATTGCACGTAGTTGATGAAAAAACTGGCGAAGTATTTGTGGAAAAAAAGTTTTATAAATCAGATTTTGATAAAATTTTAACTAATCCCGAATACAAAGATTATTTGGAAGACTTGATTGAAGATGCTTTTGTCAGAAAGCTTTCTGATCCTAACCAGATGGATATTGACACAGAGTCTTATGAAGAAGTAAAAGCCATAGCCGACGACATGGAAGAAAGTCTGCAAGCACTCGAGGCATAGGTGAAAAATCCAATTTTGGTGTGTGATGGCCTAAATGTGTTTACGCGGCATTTTTGCGTCAATCCTTCAATGTCCGACAACGGCGAGCACGTTGGAGGATTCCTGGGCTTTTTGAAGGGCCTGGGAATTCTCTGCGAGCAGTTCAACCCTTCGCGGCTTATTGTCGTGTGGGAATCGGGCGGCAATATGAGGCGGCGTGCAATTGCCGGATCCTATAAAATGGGGCGAAGACCGGCGACGCTGAATAGATATTATGAGGATGACATTCCCGCGACAGTTAGCAACCACACCATGCAGATCTCGTTGTTGGTCAAAGCCTTGGGCAATCTACCAATAACTCAGATTTACGTAAAGGACTGTGAAGCGGACGATGTTATCGGATATATCGCAAGATACATTTTAAAAGACACAGAAACAATTGTGGTCTCCTCTGACAAGGACCTTCACCAGCTCATAGGGGATCATGTAGTTCAATATTCTCCCGGCCAGAAAAAAATTATAGACAAGCAGACAGTGATAGAAAAATTTGGAATCAGCCCTACTAACTTTGTGACAGCTCGCTGCTTTGTGGGAGACAATAGCGACAATGTTTCTGGAGTAAAAGGCGCAGGATTCAAAAATATATCAAAGTGGTTTACAGATCTAGCTGGAGATGAATTTATATCCTGCGAGCAACTGGTCGAGCAGGCAACAGAGCTGGCAAAGCAAAAAAGGAGCAAGACGATTAAAGCCATCTCAGAAAGCAAAGAATTGGCCAAGAAGAATTGGAAATTGATGCACCTGGACACCTCAAGCCTGTCCGCAGACCAAATTCAAAAAATCAATGGCCAGCTTGAAAATACAGGAAAATCTGATAAAATGTCATTACTGCGCTTGATGTCACAGCAAGGCATGCTGAACTTTGACGTCGACCGCCACTTTACCGCAATCAATTCCGTGAGGTATCGGTGAGCATCCAGAACCAATTTCTCAAACAGATCATCGAAAATTCCAACGAAGTCCATCACTTTTCACGCTACGGCAAAAATTTTCAAGAAAAGATATTTCAAGGCCTAGTGACCGACAAGCCATGGGCCGCTCAGATGGTTGAGGTGATGAGGCCCAACTTTTTTGACACCGACTATCTCAGGTTTCTGACGGAGAAGTACTTTTCTTATTACGACAAGTATCGCTGCTTTCCGACGCTGGGTTTGTTGGTCCAAGTCATCAAAGAAGAACTGTCAGACGTCGGCGATGACATCATTCGAGACCAGATCATCGAGTTTTTGCTGCGCGTCAAGGCCAATCCGAATCCGGGTGATATCGGATATGTCAAGGACAAAACGCTGGATTTTTGTAAGCGTCAGGCTTTCAAAGGCGCTCTGGAAAAGTCCGTTGATCTGATTCAAGGCGAAAACTTCGAAGAAGTCATTGACCTGATGAAAAATGCTGTTTCTATCGGCATGCAAAATTCAAGTGGCCATGATTTTTTCGAAGACATTGAAGCACGCTTTGTCAAGATTAATCGCAATGCTGTGCCTACTGGCTTTCCTAGGCTGGACAAGAAGGACATTTTTAAAGGCGGTTTGGGTCGCGGCGAAATCGGAGTGGTCACGGCAAATACGGGCGTTGGAAAAAGTCATTGGCTTGTCAACATTGGCGCCAATGCAATGCGCGCAGGAAAAAATGTGCTGCACTATACCTTTGAACTGACTGAAACAGCGGTCGGAATTAGGTACGATTCAAACCTCTGTGGCATTCCAAGCAATGATGTGCAAGATAATAAAGATATGGTCAAGGAAGTGTACCAGGACAAAGAACTAGGCCGCCTGATTATCAAAGAATATCCGACCGGGTCTGCCTCAGTCGTCACGCTGCGCAATCACATCGAGAAGCTGTCTCTCAAGGGCTTTAAGCCCAATGTGATCATCATTGACTATGCTGACATTATGAAGTCCACCAAGTCCTATGACAGTCTGCGACACGAGCTCAAGCTCATCTATGAAGAGCTTCGCAATATGGCCATGGAGATGGACATTCCAGTCTGGACAGCATCGCAAGCCAATCGAGACAGTGCACAGTCAGATATCGTGGGACTGGAAAACATGTCTGAGGCTTATGGCAAGGCCATGGTCGCCGATGTCGTTATCAGCCTGTCCCGTAAGGCTTCTGAGAAGGCCACCGGCGTGGGTCGTCTGTTCATCGCCAAAAATCGAGCTGGCCGAGACGGCATTGTGTTTCCGATCACTATCGACACATCAATGTCATCTTTTGGCATTCTGGACGAAAATAGCATGTCACTCAATGAAGCCACAGCGGCTTCGAATAGCGAGGCGAAAGCCGCCCTGCTTAAAAAGTGGAAAGAAGTGAAAGAAATGGAGAGAGAGGAGAGTTTCTGATGGAACCAATTTTGCAACCTAATCCTGACAGATTTGTCATTTATCCGATTGTACATAACGATCTGTGGGCAGAATTTAAGCGGCAGGAAGCCAGCTTTTGGACCGCAGAAGAAATTGATCTGAGCGAAGACTTGCGAGACTGGCAAAAGCTGAGCGATGACGAGCGACACTTTATCAAGCATGTACTGGCTTTCTTTGCGGCCTCTGACGGCATTGTCAACGAGAATCTATGCTATCGGTTTGCCAATGAAGTACAGTACCCAGAGGCTCGTGCAGCGTATACGTTTCAGGCTGCCATGGAAACTATTCATAGTGAGACCTATTCACTTTTGATTGACACATATGTCTCTGATCAGAACGAGAAGATCAAGCTGTTGAGGGCCATCGACACTATTCCGACAGTAGGCGAAAAGGCGCAGTGGGCTCTCAAATGGATTGATTCTTCTGATTCTTTTGTCCGTCGTCTGATTGCTTTTGCTTGCGTGGAAGGCATCTTTTTTTCGGGCTCTTTCTGTTCCATCTTCTGGCTCAAACATCGCAACAAGGGTCTCAAAGGGCTGACTTTTTCTAACGAGTTGATTTCTCGCGACGAGGCATCTCATACCGACTTTGCCGTGACAATTTACAAAAACCACATTTTTGAAAAACTGTCAACAGAGGAGGTCCACCAGATTGTGTCTGAGGCAGTTGATATCGAAAAGAACTTTGTCTGTGAAGCGCTACCAGTCAGTCTTATCGGTATGAACTCCGACGCAATGAGTCAGTACATCGAATTTGTGGCAGATCAATTGTTGGTCGATCTGGGATACGCTAAGATCTACAACTCAGCCAATCCGTTTCCCTGGATGGAAATGCTGGGATTGGAAGGCAAGACCAACTTTTTTGAGAGGCGTGTGAGCGAATATGCAAAAGCCAATGTGAAGTCTGGAGAATCTCAGGCACTGACGTGGGACGGTGAATTTTAAATGAAACAGTATGTAGTAAAAAGCAACGATACAAGAGAAGAAATCAAGTTTGACAAGATTACCCAGCGCATCAAGCGTCAGTGCAGAGACCTCAACAAAGATTACGTAGTCCCAACGGAAGTGACACGACGCGTGGCCGAGTCAGTCGTGGACGGCATCACGACAGCACAGATCGATGAAATTATCGCGCAGGAAGCTGCCAGAATGGTCACAGTACATCCAGACTATTCAATCTTGGCTGCAAGGGTTATCATGACACGTTGGCGCAAGTCCATTCCGGTGTCTTTTAGTGAAAATGTTGGAAGGCTCTACGATTTTGTCAATCCAGATACCGGCCTGCACACTCCGCTGGTTTCGGACGAATTAGTTCAGATAGTCTCTAATCGTAAAAAGGCGGAACTGATTGACCGCGCTATCGTGCACGATCGAGACAATAATTTTGACTATTTCGGCCTTCTGACCCTCAAGAGGGGCTATCTCAAATCGATTGATGGAGAAATTGCCGAGACTCCTCAGTTCATGTGGATGAGAGTGGCTCTAGGCATTCACGGCACTGATATTTCGGCAGCGCTGCAATGCTACGACAGTTTAAGCAAGGGCCTTTACATTCATGCCACCCCGACTCTTTTCAATGCTGGCACCACGCGCAGCCAAATGGCATCCTGTTTTTTGCAAAGCCTCGCTGACGACTCAATCGACGGCATCTTTGAGACCTACAAGCAGATTGCCAATATTTCAAAGTGGGCTGGAGGCATCGGTCTTCACATCCACAATTTGCGCGCAGCTGGAGCCCTAATTGGCGGTACTGGTGGCAAGTCAGACGGGGTCGTGCCCATGATCAAGGTACTGAACGAGACAGCACGTTACGTTAACCAAGGTGGTAAGAGAAAAGGAGCCTTTGCAGTCTATCTCGAACCTTGGCATGCTGACGTCGAAGAATTTCTAGAAATGAAAAAGAATCACGGAAAGGAAGAGCTTAGAGCTCGAGACCTTTTCTATGCACTCTGGGTTCCTGACCTGTTTATGCAACGCGTCCAGGAAGACGGCATGTGGTCCTTGATGTGTCCGCACAAGTCACCTGGGCTATCAGACGTGCACAGCGAAGAGTTCGTTGAGTTGTACGAAAAATACGAAGCAGCAGGTCAGTTCGTTAAGCAGGTGAAAGCCAGAGATCTGTGGGTCAAAGTCATCACTTCCCAGATTGAGACAGGCGTGCCATACGTGCTCTACAAGGATTCAGCCAACAAAAAAAGTAATCAGAAAAATCTAGGCACCATTAAGTCGTCCAATCTCTGCACTGAGATCATTGAATACTCGGATCCAGACGAGACTGCGGTCTGCAATCTGGCCTCTATCGCTCTGCCCAGATTTGTCAAGAATGGCAAGTACGATTTTGACCTGCTGCGGTCAATTGCATCTGAGGTCACACACAATCTCAATCACGTTATTGACCGCGGCTTTTATCCGACCGAACAAACTCGTACTTCTAACATGAGACACCGGCCGATCGGCATTGGCGTGCAGGGCTTGGCAGATACGTTTGCACTTCTTAAAATAGACTTTGATTCGGAAGAGGCCAAGGAACTCAACAAGCAGATCTTTGCTCACATTTACTATGGTGCCCTTGAAGCTTCCTGCGAGTTGGCCAAGAAGAACGGCAGTTATTCGAGCTTTGATGGCTCTCCAGCTTCTCAGGGCGTCCTTCAGTTTGATATGTGGAATGTTGAACCCGTCGGAGACCTCAACTGGAAGTCGCTTAAGAACAAGATCAAAAAGTGGGGTCTGCGAAACAGCCTGCTGCTAGCACCGATGCCTACTGCTTCCACCAGTCAAATTCTGGCCAACAATGAGTGTTTCGAGCCGTTCACCAGCAACCTATACGTTCGACGCGTTCTTTCTGGTGAATTTGTGGTGCTTAATCGTCATCTCGTCAACGATCTGGTCAAAGAAGGCTTGTGGGATGAGGATCTCAAAAATGAAGTGGTTCGCAACTTAGGTTCCATTCAAGCCATTCCCAGCATTCCCGACGACATCAAGAGGCGATACAGAACCGTCTGGGAGATGTCCATGAAGCCCATCATCGAGATGGCAGCCGACCGCGGCGCTTATATTTGTCAGTCCCAATCGATGAACTTATTCATTGCAGAGCCTACAATAGGCAAAGTTAATTCAATGCACTTCTTCGCTTGGGAACAAGGCTTGAAAACAGGCATGTACTACCTGCGCTCCAAGCCGGCTTCTATGGCCAAAGCCATCACGGTCGAGACCAAAAAAGAAGAAGAGCCTACTCCAGAAGAGATCATCGCTTGCTCTCTTGAAAATCCAGAAGCCTGCGACATGTGTGGTTCATGAAAGAAATTAAATTGGTTTGGCAACAGAAGCACGATAGAGACGAAGACAGCATTCTGTCCTTGTACTGCATCGAAAAAGGCTACGAGATCGGCCAGCTCAGAAGGTCTGCAGACTACGAAGACTTCAAGAACTATATGGGAATTAATCGCTATGCAGATAGAATCTGGCAGTACAGATCTGTTTGCGTAGACGATGGACAGTTGCAGGACTACTTCGGTCCCAATTGTCAGCACGATCTGTTCAGAGGCTTCAGGTCTGTAAGTGAATTTAAAAATTGGCTAGAGGAGAAAACCTATGTTTGTTAAGACTACTGTCAGCGGACTTATTAAGGATGTTGAGCTGCGCGCAAAGCCCATTATCGTCAAAGTCAACAAGTTCGATGAGGAGAGTGCCGAAAAATTTGTGAGATCAATCGGCGCTGCTCACAATACTGGCCAGAAAATAATTCCGGTTATAGTGGATAGTTTCGGAGGAACGGTCTATTCCCTAATGGCTATGATTTCCGCAATCAAAGGTTCCGATCTGCCAATTGCCACTATTGTTCAAGGTAAGGCTATGTCTTGCGGTGCCGTTCTAACAACGTTTGGAGAAGACGGTTATCGATATGCTGACCCAGACGCTACCGTGATGATCCACGATGTTAGCTCGTCTGCCCGCGGCAAAATTGAAGAGCTCAAGGCAGATACGAGAGAGGCCGAACGCTTAAACGAGAGAATCTACACCATGATGGCACAAAATTGTGGAAAGGCAGACGATTACTTTCTGGAAATTGTCACGCAGAAAAAACATGCAGATTGGTTCATGGACGCCAAAGAGGCTAAGAAGCATAACTTGGTCAATCACCTTCGAGTGCCAAAGCTGACAGTTTCCATCGACGTCAATATGAAATTTGATTAAATTGTGTGTAAGGCCGGCTTCTTCATGATATAATGAACTCAAAAGGAGCCATTGTGAAACAGTCTAAACTCAATTGCACTCTGAAGCAGCACAAATTGTGGCTAGAGTCTAATGGCAACAAAGGAAAAAGGGCGAATCTGAGCTATGCGGATCTGACCAATGCGAATCTGTCCGGTACGAATCTGACCGGTGCGGATTTGACCGGTGCGAGTCTGACCGGTGCGAGTCTGTACCGTGCGGATCTGGTCGGTGCGGATCTGGCCAGAGCGAATCTGCGCTATGCAAATCTGTCCGGTACGAATCTGACCGGTGCGGATTTGTCCGGTGCGAATCTGTCCGGTACGAATCTGAGCTATGCGGATCTGACCAATGCGAATCTGTCCGGTGCGAAACTGACCGGTGCGTACCTGAGCTATGCGGATCTGACCAATGCGAATCTGTCCGGTACGAATCTGACCGAAGCGAATCTGACCGAAGCGAATCTGACTAATGCGAATCTGTCCGATTCTATCTTGAATTCAAAATGGATGTCCAATGCAAAAGTGAGTCAGTTCCAACTGTCTTGGCTGGCCACTGATCCCAATTTTTGTGATTGGGTAGATAAATTAGATGTGAAAAAAGAAGCAGCATGAAACAGTCTGAACTCAATCACATTCTGAAGCAGCACAAATTGTGGCTAGAGTCTAATGGCAACAAAGGAAAAAAGGCAGATCTGACCAATGCGGATCTGTGGGGTGCGGATCTGACCGAAGCGAATCTGACCGATGCGAATCTGTCCGGTGCGAATCTGACCGCTGCGAATCTGACCGATGCGAATCTGTCCGGTGCGAATCTGACCGAAGCGAAACTGACCGATGCGAATCTGACAGAAGCGAAACTGGCCGAAGCGAATCTGACCAATGCGGATCTGTGGGGTGCGGATCTGACCGAAGCGAATCTGACCGATGCGAATCTGTCCGGTGCGAATCTGACCGCTGCGTATCTGACCAATGCGAATCTGACCAATGCGGATCTGACCGATGCGAATCTGTACAGAGCGAATCTGCACAGAGCGAATCTGACCGATTCTATCTTGAATTCAAAATATATGGCCTATGCGCGAGTAGATCAATCCCAACTGTCTTGGCTGGCCACTGATCCCAATTTTTATGATTGGGTAGATCAGTTAGATGTGAAAAAAGAAGCAGCATAAATATAACCGATATACATGCATGGTCTAGTTGGCGAAAAAATAATGGCAAAAACTAAGAAAACCATTGAAGAACAGTATAAAAAGCTAGATGATATAAGTCACTGTATCGCCAGGCCCGGAATGTACATTGGCTCCACTAAAACTCGAGTCGATCAGTGCTATGCGCTCAATGAAGAAGGCCGTTTCGAGATGCAGTCGGTTCAGCAAAATCCGGGCTTTCTCAAGATTTTTGACGAGATTGTTTCTAATGCCGCTGATGAGCATCGCCGCAATCCCAAGCTTAATCGAATCGATGTGGCAGTCGATCAAAAGACGGGCAAGATTGCTGTGAAAGACAATGGTGGCATTCCAGTTGCAAAGCACTCAGAACATCAAGAGTGGATACCGGAGATGATCTTCTCCAATCTCAAAGCCGGATCAAATTTTGATGACACAGAAGATCGATTGCTAGCGGGAACCAATGGCGTCGGTGCCACCCTGACCAATATATTTTCCTCAGAGTTTCACATTGAGACCTGCGACGGAAAAAAGTTCTTCTCGCAAAAATTTCGCAGCAACATGAGAGAGCGCGAAGAGCCCAAAGTCTCAAAGAAGAGGGGTGCCGGCTTCACACAGATAACATATCTGCCCGACTTTAAACAGTTTGGCATGTCGGGACTGGATGATCATCACGTCACTCTGATGAAAAAGCGCTGTATTGACGTGGCAGCCTGCAATCCCACTCTCAAAGTTTACTTCAATGGCAAGCGTTACAGCTATCCCTCATTCGCCTCCTATTGTCGCATGTACGTCGACGATATTCAGTTTGAGGCCTCGGAGCGCTGGAAAATTGCTGTGGGAGCATCAGACGGAGGTCTGCAGCACGTCTCTTTTGTCAATGGCGTTTTTACGTCGGACGGAGGCACTCACGTCGATTTTATCGCAACACAGATTGTCAATGCCATTCGCGCGCGGCTAAAAAAGAAGCACAAGGTCGATCTGAGGCCATCAGAGATTAAAAATCACCTGTTTGTGTTTGTCTCTGCCGACATCATCAATTCCAGTTTTTCTTCGCAGACCAAAGAGAAACTCATTACAGACCCTCGAGATTTTGGTTCCAAGCACGAACTGTCTGACAAGTTTCTGAAAGCCGTGTGTGCCTCTGAGGTTATTCAGCGCATATTGGACTGGGCGCAGCAGAAAAAGAAGGCCGACGAGAGAAAGGCCCTTCGCCAGCTTAACAAGAAACTGTCAAAGCAAAAGGTCCTGAAGCTCATCGATGCTAAGGGGCGCAAGAGAGAAAAGTGCACTCTGTCTCTTTTCGAGGGAGACTCAGCCTCTAGTGCCTTTAGAAAGTATCGCGATCCAATGACACAAGGTGCCTTTCCGCTTCGCGGCAAGTTTCTGAACGTGGCGGGACTGCCTGCCTCCAAAGTCATTCAGAACAAAGAGGTCCAGGCTCTGTTGAATGCCATTGGATTGCGTTTGGGCGAGGAGCCTAAAAATTTGCGTTATGGCAAGATATTGATATATTCCGATGCCGATCCGGACGGAGACAACATTGCGGGACTGCTTGTCAATTTCTTTGGTCGTTATTGGCCGGAACTGCTCGAGCAAAAGAAGTTGCTGAGGGTCATGACGCCGCTTGTTGTCGCCGACAAGAAAGATCAGAAGCTGATGTTTTATACCAATGAGGAATTTGAGGCCTGGGCCAAAAACAACAAGTCTTCCGGCTGGAACGTCTCCTACAAAAAGGGGCTGGCTGCTCTGGAAGATCCGGAGTATAAAGATATTATTAAGAGCCCGAAGATGTTTGCATTGGTGCCAGGACAAGATCTGAATCAGTCGCTTGAAGACTGGTTTGGAAGTGATTCGGACGTAAGAAAGAAGAAGATGCTAGACGGAGTTTCCAATGGATAAAGTTGCCGAAAGAACAGTCTCAGACTTTTTTGATAGGGAGCTAAGAGACTATGCGCTGTACACAGTGGAAAACCGAGCCATACCGAGCTTGATCGACGGCTTTAAGCCTTCACAGCGAAAAATTGCTCACACGGCCAATCAAGTTTGGAAGACTGGCAAAGAAAAGCCTATGAAGGTCTTTCAGCTTGGCGGCCTGGCTGCCAGCATGACCATGTTTCATCATGGCTCTCTGGATGCCACTATCATCGGCATGACTCAGAATTTCAAAAACTCCATGCCTATATTTCAAGGCATTGGCCAGTTTGGCTCGCTGCGATCTCCGGAAGCTGGAGCTCCTCGCTATGTTGGCGTCAAATTTAACGAAAACTTTCGACAGCTCTATCAAGACTTTGACTTGTGTGAGTCTCAGGAAGAAGAAGGCGAAAAGATCGAGCCTAGGTTTTTTCTGCCTATTATTCCGACAGTCTTGTTAAACGGTGGAAGCGGTATCGCAGTGGGCTTTGCCACCAATATTCTCAATCGTCACCCTGTCGATCTCATCAAGGCGTGTCTATCGGTTCTTAAAGGAAAAGAGTGCCCGGAAATCAAGCCTTGGATCAATGGCTTCACAGGCCAGTTTGAGAGAGCTACCGATAATCCAAAATCCTGGATCATGAGCGGCAATTTTCGCGTCAAAAATACTTCGACAGTTGAAGTCACCGAAATTCCGCCGGGATTCACCTACGAAAAATACGAAGCGCTCCTGGAAAAACTAATTGAAAAGGGCGATTTAGTCTCTTACGACGATCACTCGTCTGAGACACCACACTACATTCTGAAATTTAAGCGTGCAGATCTGGCCAAGATGGTCAAGAGAAACCGCCTTCCGGCGCTGCTTAAGATCAAAGAGCGAATCGGAGAGAACTACACAACGCTTGACGAGCACGGCAAGCTTAAGATATTTGAGAAGCCAGAAGAAATCGTAGAATATTTTGTTAATTTCAGGCTGAAATACTATAATCTACGTAAAAAGAACAACATCAAAAGACTGGAAAAGGAGCTAAGAGTTGCAGACAATAAAGCCCAATTCATTGAAGAGATTCTTGCCGGCCGGTTGGTCATCAACAATCGACCCAAAAAAGCCATCGAAGGGGATCTCAAGGCGATGAACTTCGATCGAGAATCTGGCAGTTACAACTATTTGCTCAATATGGCCATTCACTCTCTCACCAAAGAAAAAGCTGAAGAACTCAGAAAGATCAAAAAAGCGAAAGTGGCAGAGCTCGAAGCTACAAAAAAGACCACACCTGAAAAAATGTACGAAACTGATCTTAAAACACTACTCAAAAAGGAGGTTGCTTAGATGTCAGGCATTAAAAGATACACCTACGACGAATATCAAAAAATCACCCGAGAAACATCGGCTACTGACGATCTAGCCATTTTGGCTCTGGGCCTCATAGGCGAGTGTGCGGAATTTATTGATTGTGTAGACCAGATTTACGATCCTCGTAACGAAATTAGCCTGGCTGATACTATAGATTTAGTGACAAAAGAGGCTGGTGACGTTCTATGGTATGCTGCGCGAATCATGGATGTGCTTGATGTGCCTTTTCACATGTGGCAAAGTTATGGCAACATTGACAATTACAACAATTCTTGCGCAGCATCCTTCAGAAAAAAATTCAGGATCATCCGAAATGCCAAGGAAGTAACCGAGCATGTCAAAAAAGTTGTAGGTCACGGACATAAACTTAATCCAGCTCTAATTTGTCATGGTATTTCTAATGTCATCAAAGATATCGTGCATATTCTGAAAAAGATTCACGGTCCTATTCAGTCTGGGCGTGAAGGCGGAATGGCCATTGCAATGCATGTAAATGTAGAAAAATTACGCAAGAGATACCCCAATGGATTTGAAACTGAAAAAAGCGTAAACAGGGAGGAATAAAATTGCCAGAGGGAGCAGAAGTAAAACTGATTGGGGAGTCATTGGCTCAAATGGTTGGTATTAGAAGATGCCTGTCTATTCAGCCCATTTCTGGCAGATATTGCAAAAAGCCTATTACAGGCATAGAAATGTTTGAGCCGACCAAAGTTGTTGGAGTGGGCGTCAAGGGCAAGCTCATATTTTGGATCCTGGAAAATGACCAGTTTCTGTTGAATACCCTGGGAATGACTGGACATTGGACTCTTGACTCGAGCAACAAGCACAATCGCGTCAAGTTTAATTTTGACTCAGGCCCGCCAGTATTCTTCTCTGACATCAGAAATTTTGGCACGCTGAAAGTTATTCGGACCAAAAAAGCATTTTTTGATAAGCTCAACAGTTTGGGTCCAGACATGCTGAGCGAAGATGTGTCGAGTGAAAGGTTTAATGCTGCACTCGATGTCAAGCAACACTGGACCGTGACCAAAGCGATCATGGATCAGAGTGTTATATGCGGTGTTGGCAATTATGTGAAAGCTGAAGCTCTATATCGAGCTCGACTGTCGCCGTACCGATTGGTCGGATCTCTGTCGACAGAAGACATGAAAAACCTCAAGGAGGCCATAGAAAATGTTCTTAAAGAAAGTTACGAAAGACAAGGCGCTTCAATTAGGAATTATCGTGCACCTGAGGGAGACGCCAAAGCGGTAGACTTCTTCCAGGTTTACGGAAGAAAGACAGATCCTCACGGCCACGAAGTGGTTAAAGAGGATGCTGGAGACGGCCGTTCCACGCACTGGGTTCCACAAATTCAGCGCTGAACAAAATCAATAAAACTAATAAAATTGAATCAAACCTGGAGGAAAATATGAGACTTTCTGATAATAGTATTGCACAACTGGTAAAGCTTTTGCAACTTGCGATTTTGACGGGTACCGATATTTCTGATAATATTCGCATGGTTCAATTTGTTGAGAACGATGGCGTTCTTGATTTGGATCCGGATTACGTCGAGAACTTTGAAAAAAACCTTGTAAAAATGCAAGATGAAGTAGCACCAGGAGAGTAGTTGTGGACAAATTTGAGCAAATGTATAAACAGCAACAAGATTTCTTGGAGCTCTTACGAGATAAAAGGGATCATCCAGATTTCCCCTTAGATCTTGCTGAGAAGGAAAACCAACAGTTTTTAAAGCACCTTTCTCATGAATGTATGCATGAGCTTTTTGAGTCAAATATGCTGCTTAAGAATTCCAAAAAGCATCGAACCACAGAGTTTAAAGACTTTGATCGTGATTCTTATATGGAAGAATTGAGCGATGTACTTCATTACCTTGTAGGGATTTTGATCTATTCAGGTATTTCTGTCGAAGAAATATTTGAAGCCTACATGAAAAAGGGTCAAGTCAACTTAGGCAGGATCAATGGAGGCTATTAGTGTCGCCTGAAAATATGCAGAAAATTCGTGAAGCCGTTGCCCTAGGGGGTAAAGCCCTGGATGGAAATTTACCTCCTCACCCAGAACATTCCTCAAGAAATCCCTATGCGCATATTTGGCGTAGTGTCAAGGAGAAAATGGGGCAATCCTACAAGGAATGTGGCGATGATCAGGTCGAGGAAATTCTCGATCACATCAGCTATCTTGTAAACAACCCAAAGTAAAAGATATGACATTGAAAGAACTTTTGGAAAAACAGGCACAGTTTGCCAGAATTTTCTATGATGCGGCTGAGATGTCAGAGTTGGAAAAAATAGAAAAGCACAAGACACTGTGTTTGGCAATGCATGGAGAAGTGGCGAAACTAGCTGATGCTGTTGACTACAGGGGTCATCGCCAGACTTTTACCCCTACACACAGGCAGAATATTCTGTTTGAAACAATGGACGTTTATCGATATTGTCTAGCGATTCTTAATCTATGGGGTTACGATGAGAACGATGCCTTGCAGGCGTTTGCGTCTAGAGACTCTCATCTAAATGTTCGGTCTAAGAAGAATTGGTCAAAATGGCAAGGGCAACCCGTAGTGGTAGTTGATGTCGATGATGTTCTAGCGAGATTCAGGCAAAATTTTTATGAATGGGTCAATCGAACTTATGATGAAAATGTCGATCATACTTCTTCCGAGTATTTTCTGAGCAAACCGATTGCTGGTAAAGCCGGCGATGAACTATTGCAGGAGTTTATCGATTCGGGAGAAGTTAGAAAACTTGACACATGTCAAAACGTTGTTAGTAATCTAGGTCGCCTTCGAGATGAAGGTTACTGGATTCACATTTTAACGGCACGTCCTGCGTCTGAGCTCAAGTGTATGAATGAAACCTATGAATGGCTCGAAACCTATGTGGGTGAGTTTGATTCGGTTCAACTGAGCTCAGAAAAGTATATTGCCGTGGCCTCACTCGATGCATACAAACAAGGTAAAGTTGTTTGTGCTATTGATGATTCACCTAAACATGCAGCAGAATACGCGATGCATGGTGTAACATGTCTTGTTCCCTCACGTTCATATAATCAAGGAGTCAAGGGCTATGAAGGTATTCAAATGTTTGACTGGGAGACAGGCAACATTACAACACTCGTCAAAAATATCGAGACAAGTACTAAGACTGCTTGATAATCCAACCGCAGAATTGACAAAAATTTCCTACGAAGACATGCAACAGTATCGAGTTGAAATGGATTCATTTCTTGAGGATATCTGGTTGCAAATCGGTGACACAGAATTTAATCGTAGTGGATTGCGTAATGCGACAGATAAACTTATTGAACATCTTCGCACCCAGTAATATTATTCAAGGGTATTCTGAGGCTCACACAAAGGAGTAGAAATGAGCACTTTTAACGGTTTTCAACACATTAATGTAACTCTGCTTGAGCAGGGCAACCCCATGCCATTCAAAATGTTTTGGGAATGGTTTCGTGAGACATGGTATTCTCTTCGCAATGACGAGTATGATCCTGATAATCCTGAGCATATTCAGGCGGCAATGGATGTAATTGCCGCGCGTGCTCTTCCAATTCCGCAGGAAGCACTTCAGTTTCAAGTTAGAATTGAGGGAATTAGTCGTGTCGGTTTGGCGCAGTTTACTCGAGGTCGTGTTGGTTGGGCTTATGTGGTAACTTCACAAATGCCTGAAAGAATTGAGCATGCTGTAACAGTTCCTAAGAACATTTATCAATCTGAGTTTGGTGACCGCGCTAATCAATTGGCGGAAATGTCCCAGTCATTGTATGATGATATGGTCGATGCTGGTGTTCCTCCCCAAGACTGTCGTTATCTGACACTACATGGCCAGCACACAAACTTGGTTTGTGTTGTAAATTTCATGGCCTTGCGAGGATATTTTGCTCGTCGTTGTGAGAATGGCCTGACTGATGAGCTGAACTATATTGGTCGCCTGATTCATCGTGAGCTTCGTCGAGCTCATCTCAATGAGGATGGTACCGACAAGATTAAGGGGTCCGGATGGTCACACCTGATGACGAAGTTGGACGCTATGGGAAATGACAATGTATGCCTGAACGTTGACAAGGTGTTCGGTAATACAGGTCGTGCTCCTAGTGCTGGTGCTCATATTCCGTCATCGGTTAATGATGAGAATCCTGCTGATTGGAAGTTTGATAAGTCGGCATGGTATCTGGAGTTACAAGAACTTCCTGAAAATCTTTTGTTTTCAGGTGAAAAGGAAATGATTAAGGATTGGCGTACTATTGGATATGAGGGTCGACTCCGAAAAGTTGGCTTCAAGTAAATGACAAAACAGCATGTGATTATTTTTGATGGACCTGATGGTTGTGGAAAAACACAAATGTCTCAGGCACTTGCAAATGAGCTTGAAATTCCGTATTTCAAAAATTGTGATGAGCATCGATACTTTTTACAGGATCCTTCTTATTTTTTGCATGCTGTCAGATATGTCGACACCTATTTTACTTCATTTTTAGAGCAATCAGGTGCCTCAGTTATTCTAGATCGTGCATGGCCGTCCGAGTGGATTTACGGTTCTGTGCTTGGTCGAAAAGTGGATTTTGAAGTTTTACGAGAACTGGATTCACGCCATGCACGATTAGGGACAAAAATAATAATACCGGTACGATCAAATTACGAAAACTCGAGTGATGAATATGAGGCGATTAATGATAATATTGAAAAAATTCATGAACGCTATCTCGAGTTTGCCGAGTGGTCAAAGTGTGATGTTTTGGTTATGAATGTTGATGACGAAAATCTGGAAAGAGAGCTTTCCGATATTAAGCAATTTTTGGAGAAATAATATGAGTGATAGAAAGAAGTGTTATTTGGCAGCCGGCTGGTTTAACCCCACGCAGGCCGCCGAACTTGATCGCCTTGAGCAGATCTTGGATGAGCGTGATTCTTGGGTTGAGCTGGCTTCCCCACGTAGAATTTTTGTATGTCCACCAAATGCGCCAAAAGATGTGCAGGATGCGACCTACCAAGGAAACCTAAAGCACATTCGAGAAGCTGACTTTTTGGTTGTCAATACCCGTGATAAAGATCTTGGCACTATCATGGAATGCGGTTATGCCACGGCATTTGATAAGGCCATTATTTACTTTTGCGCGGGTCTCCCAAAGGGAGCACCATTCAATTTGATGCTGGCAAGAAGCGGTGTCAAGGTTTGCACGACTTTTGAGCAGTTGGAAGATTACTTGGATCGTTGTCATGAAGCCGGTGAGATGCTCCTAGAGCCTTACTCTGACAGCATCGAGTAAAAAATCATCACGTTTTCATCCATTAAAAACGTGTAAATGTGCCTCCATGATGATATAATTGTGGAGGCACACTTTTTTAAGGATTATATCATGAGTCATATTTTACGTCCACCTGATCGTTTCGTTTCTATTCATGGTCATTCAACTTTTTCTCCTTATGATGGCCTAGGTCAACCACATGAGCATATTGAATTTTGCTTGAAGAATCAGCTGGATGGCTGGACTCTGACTGATCATGGTAACGGTAACGGTTTGGCACATGCTCATGCACACATGAAAAAGCTATCCGGAAAGGGTAGAAAGTTTCGACAGATTTATGGCGTTGAATTTTACTTTGTGCCTTCACTAAAGGACTGGCGCATAGCATACACCGAGTCAAAAGATGCCAAAAGCAAAAAAGGTGTAAGTGATAAAGACGCTGGGTTGGTTTTGGAAGACGCAGATGAAACACGAACCAAGGCTGCCGTTAGCAATGTCAATAGAAGGTATCACCTTGTCGTTATTGCAAAAAATGAAGTAGGCCTAGCAAATCTTTTTACATTGGTAAAACGCTCCTTTGCTGAGGGTTTTTTCCGTTTTCCTCGTATTGATTTTGAGATGCTTAAGCAACACGGCGAAGGCTTAGCTGTATCAACGGCATGCGTGGGGGGATACCCATCAGGTCTCATTTACGATGAATTTGTTGGTCTCAAATTTGACCAACTACACCCATCGTTGGTTGATGATCCTGCAATCATGTCAAAGTGCGTTGGTAAGATTGAAAACGCCTGTGACATGTTTATTGATGCTGTGGGACGTGAGAACTTTTTTTTAGAAACACAGTTTCATGCAATGAACGCGCAGGATCTTACTAACCGAGTCATCATTGAGACCTCAAAGAAAACAGGCATTCCAATGGTGGCCACAGCAGATTCACACTTTCCAGGGCCAGATCTATGGGAGGCACGTGAGGTTTATCGTCTATTAATGCCTGGTCGCATTAAGGATGATGGCACTGGTCCAAAAGTTCCGCTAGAACATGAACTAAAGGCAAAGCTGTATCCAAAAAATGCAGTACAAATGTGGGATGAGTATCTTCTTCGTCGGCAGGAATTTTCTTGGTACGAAGGAACCGAAGACCTTGTCAGGCGGTCAATCGAAACCGGTCATGATATTGCTTGGCAGCTTTGTAATGAAGTTTGGTTTGATACGACTGCAAAACTTCCAAGATTTACCAATGAAAAGAAAACCGCGTTTCAACAGTTGTCGCAATTGGTCAAGGACGGTTTGGTTGCCGAAGGACTGCATGAAAAACCTGAGTATGTTGAACGAGCCAAGATGGAGCTTGGCGATATTAAGTACTTGAATTTTTCGGATTACTTCTTGACCCTTCAGAAGGTTTTTAAGCTTGCCGAAAATCGAACTCTTCCAGGTGCCGGTCGAGGTTCCGGCGCCGGTAGCCTTGTCAACTATCTGCTAGGCATTACACACGTTGATCCCGTTAAGTACGGCCTTCTGTTTGAGAGATTTCTCAATAAGCAAAAGGCATCGTGGCCCGACATCGATACTGATGTTGGTGATCGTGATGAGCTAATCAATGCCGCTAGGGAAATTTTTGGTGAGGATGCTGTGGTTCCGGTTTCCAACTTCAACACCTTAAAGCTCAAATCCCTGGTAAAGGACATTAGCAAGTTATATCAAATTCCCTTTAGTGAGGTAAATGCGGTGACGGGTCCGCTGGAGGCCGAGGTTTCAATCCGGGCACAGGATCCAAACATGGAAAAATCAATGTTTGTCCTGAAGCATGAAGATTGCATGAAGTATTCAGAACGCTATCAAAACTTCATGGAAAAATATCCTCAGGTTGAGGATAAGGTTAAAAAGCTTTTCATGATGAATCGATCGATTGGTCGACATGCGGGTGGTGTGCTTATCTGTCCTGAGCTTGAAAAGCATATGCCGCTCATTAAGGTTCGTGGTGAACTACAGACACCTTGGACCGAGGGCGTCAACATCCGAAACCTTGAAGAGAATGGTTTTCTAAAGTTTGACTTTTTAGGACTGTCTCAAATGAAGATGGTCGAAGATTGTATTCGTCGCATTCTTAAGAGTCAAAATTCCAAAGAACCGCAGTTTGAAGAAATCAAAAAGTTCTATGATGAAAAACTAAATTGTCGTTATGTTGAGCCAAGCGATTCAAAAGTTTTTGATCACGTTTTCAAAGGCGGTAACTGGCCTGGCATTTTTCAGTTTACATCACCTGGTGCTCGAAAGTTCTGCTTGGAGGCACAACCTGATAACATTACTGACCTCGCGGCAATTACAGCCATCTATCGGCCCGGGCCACTCAAGGCTAACGTTCACAAGTTGTACGTAAAAGCTAAGCGTGATGCAGAAAATATTAAATACGATCATCCTGCAATCAAGAATGTACTGGGATCCACATACGGCTTTATCGCATTCCAGGAACAATTCATGCTTTTGGCTCAGCAATTGGCAGGATTTTCACCTGGTGATTCGGACAAGATGCGAAAAACTCTTGTGAAGAAAGACCTGACATCACTAGGAAAGAAAGCTAAAGAAAAGGAAGAGCTGGAAAAGAAGTTCGTTGAGGGCTGTGTCAGTGTTAGCGGGCTGGAAAGAAGAAAAGCGCAAGAGCTTTTTGACAAGATTGCTTTTTTCTCGCTTTACGGTTTTAACTTGAGCCATGCTGTTTCTTATGCAATCGTATCTTATTACGGTGCCTGGTTGTCAACGTATTATCCTAAACACTGGTTGTCCACTGTGTTGCAGGCTGAGAGTGGAAGTCAGGAAAAACTCACAAAAGTCATTAACGAAATTCGTAAAATGGGCTATGAATTTGCTCAAATTGATGTTAATTACTCCGAAAAAGAGTGGGCATTTTCAGATGATATTGATGCTTTTGTGCCTTCACTTGCATCTGTCAAAGGCATTGGTGCGACTGCCGTAGATGAAATCTTGAATTTACGCCCATTTGCCAGCATTGATGATTTTCTTTATAATGAAGACGGCAAGTGGAGATTGTCTAAAATTAACAAGACATGTCTATCAGCCCTGTGCAAAATTGAAGCCCTTTCATCACTTAAAGATTTTGAACAAAGTGACATCAACTATAATCAGCTGTTGTATACATTTACTGATGAAAACAACTATGTTCTTTTGAAAAAAGGTCGATATGGAAAGACCACTACACAGCTTAAGAAATTGGCAAAAGAAGAAATAGAACCTGAACCAATTGTAGATGTGTTATTACAAAAATATGCCAATTTGGAAGATTGGACTCGAACTCAAAAAATAAATTTACAATTTGATCTAACGTCATCAGTTGATCCGGAACTACTTTTCTCAAGCAAGCTAATGAACAGACTTGGTGAGAAAAATGTGAGTTCCTTGCATAAAATACAATCAGGAACCGCAGGTATTGGTTGGTTTTGTGTGCAAGATGTAATCCAAAAGAAAACGAAAAATGGAAAAACGTTTTATCGGATTCGGGCAATTGACAATGAACATAATGCGACTTGGTTACGTGTATGGGGTAAGTTTGAAAACAATGTTCCGCCTGAAAGATTTTCACTTTGGATGGCACATGCATCAAATGATTCAAACTGGGGTTTCTCTACCTCAGTGACAAAACTAAGGAGAATTGCTTAATGAAAGCACTAGTGACAGGGGGTTGCGGTTTTATTGGATCACACCTAGTGAAAAAACTATTGGAAGAAGGCTGGAAGGTTACAGTTATTGATGACTTGAGCTCAGGCTATCTTCAGAACCTGATAGAAAAAGACGTGGTGCCTCGAACGGTCTTACCAGGATTGGTCGACATACTTTTTGCGCGCGAAAATCTGGGCAGCGATCAGACTCTGGTCATCACAGCTGACATGTCAGATCCCGACGTTATTAAGCACATCATGCAGGGAGGATATACACACGTCTTTCATCTTGCAGCCAATCCACGCGTTGAGTACTCAGTCGAAAATCCCACTGTCTCCACCGACACCAACCTCTTTAAGACGGTGGCCCTAGCAGAGATGGCTGTAAAAAGTGGAGTTGAAAAGTTCGTCTTTGCTTCTTCTTCTGCAATTTACGGCTCTTTTACGTCACATCCAGACGAAATAGCCACAGAAGAAAGTTTTCACAAAGAGCCCAGAAGCCCATATGGCCTACAAAAACTGTGCTCTGAAATGTTTTTAAAACAGTTTGCTGATCTCTACGGACTCAAAAGTGCAGCACTGAGATTTTTTAACGTGTACGGTCCGGGCTGTTATGGCAATAATCCCTACGCTACAGCCGTAGCAGCCTGGTGCGATAAGCTCAAACAGAATCAACCTCTGCGCTCTGATGGCGACGGTGAGCAGACAAGAGACATGGTTTACGTAGGCGATGTGGTTAACGCTCTGGTGACAGTGGCATCAGAAGACACAGGCGACTTTGCGGCCTACAATGTGGGCTACGGCAAGAGTCTGTCTAACAATCAGATCCTTCAAATGCTCAAAGATCGATTTGGTGACATTGAAATTACACATGCGCCTGAAAGACCTGGCGATGTCAAGCACACCAAGGCAAGTATTGAGGCCATCACAGAAGAGACCAGCTGGAAGCCACAGACTGATTTTGAAACTGGCCTGGAATCCACTTTGGCCTGGTGGGAACTGACGCCTAAAAAATCACAAAAGGAAAGTGATGAAAAGTAATCCAGAATTCGTAATTTACACGGGACCAATGTTTGGAGGAAAGTCTCGTCAGCTGCTGAACGTTATAGATCGATCCGGATACCAGTCCAGAAACGTTCTGACATTCAAACCTAAGTTAGACCATAGATATGCAGACGAATCAATCGTGACCCATTCTGGAGACGCTACAGAGGCCATCGGGGTTTCCAATGGTCGCGAGATTTTTGAGGCAGCACAGGAATGCGATGTAGTGGCAGTCGACGAAGCATTTATGATCGATGATTCGGCTGAGGCCCTCATTTCGCTTTTTAAGATGGGCAAGTCCATATACGTCTCCACCATTCAACTTTCCGCTCGCGGCGAAGTATTTCCGGAAGTGCAAGCCATGCTGCCATGGGCCACCGAGATCAAAGTGTGTCCGGCAGTTTGCACCATGTGTTATCATGATGCTTATTACACTGTGGCTCGCGTTGAAGGTCTGAATTACATTGACGTAGGAGGCTCAGAAAAATATGAGCCCAGATGCCACCAGCACACAACATTTTTGAGGTAGCATGAGACCCAATCCGCAAGACGTCGACCTAGTTATTTATCACGCAAATTGTCCTGATGGATTCGGTGCAGCTTGGGCCGCTTGGAAGCTTCTGGGCGATCGAGCTCAGTATTTGCCGGCATCCTATGGCGATCCGATACCAAATGTTACAGGTAAAAATGTAGCCATTCTGGATTTTTCTTATTCGCGTTATGATATTAAGAAAATGATAGAAAAAGCTAATTCTTTGATTGTGTTAGATCATCATAAAACTGCCCAAGAAAATTTAGCCGGCATCCCTGAAGCTCAATTAGACATGAGTAGAAGTGGCGCAATATTGTCCTGGCAATTCTTTCATGGCTCTGAAGATCCTCCGATTTTTTTGCGTTATATTGAGGACAGAGACCTATGGCGTTTTGAGCTGGAAGACAGTAAAGCTGTGTCTGCCGCGCTAACCTCATTGATCGACTTTACTTTTGAGTCGTTTGATGCCATGAATAATCTCTCGCAGTTCGAGGAGCTTGTGAGCGATGGTTATACTATTCTTCATTATAATAATATTGTTATGAAGAAAATATGCCAAAGTGCTCGAAAAAATTTATGGAGAAGCTATGAAGTTTGCGTGGTAAATAGCTCAATCTTACAAAGCGAAATTGGATCTCAATTGGCTCCTACTTGTGATTTCGTTGTTATTTGGTACTACGATCACAAAAATATGAAGCATAAAGTCAGCCTAAGAACCCAAAAGAACGAAGTCGATGTATCAAAAATTGCTGCGCGCTTTGGCGGCGGTGGACATAAAAAAGCTGCTGGGTTTACTTTGGGACCATCAGAAAGCGTAGAAAAGTTGTTTTGGCCATGGGAATAAATAAAAGACCCGATTGGGACACTATCTGGATGCGCTTTGCCCAGTCTATTGCCGAGAGAAGCATTGACCAGAGACACAAAGTTGGAGCTGTGGTGGTTTCCAATGATAACACTCAGGTCTTGGCTATGGGATACAATGGTGATCAAGCCGGCGGACCCAATGAAGTTGAGTCTGCAGAGCCCGGCCAGAGTGGATGCATTCACGCAGAGGTCAATGCCCTGATCAAGATGGACTATAACAATCCGCAAAGAAAGCGAATGTATGTCACCTTGTCTCCGTGCAAAATGTGTGCTAAGGCCATTATCAATGCCGGCATAGACGAGCTCGTCTACTGTGAGACCTATCGAGATACTTCGGGTTTGGACATGCTTGCAAGAGCCAAACGACAGGTTCGAAAAGTGTCATTAGATTCTTCAGACTGAATCAGTAGGCCATATTTAGTAAAAGCTTTACCTGGCTTATAATCTATGCAACTAAAGAATCATGATAAAATTATTGCAGAAAGCTTAGACATGCTGCGCAAAATTCAATCTTTGCCGCAATATGCAGATCGATCCTTGCACGAAATGTCCATACGATATTTGCTTGTGGAAAAATTAGATGCAGCTGATTTTAAAAATGTTAATGATAATTTAAATGCTGCAGCAAAAAATTTAGAAACAGTTGAAAAATATTTAAAACAATTTAAAGTTTATGACTTTGAGGCTGATAAAGGATTATCTTCGCCTGAAGAGTTTCTTGATGCTGTTCCGGAAGTTCAAAAATATCTTGAAGTATTGCAACAACAGACCGATGCAACATTGGCCAAGTTAGAAAAATTAGATACAAGTTCTGATGGTTTTAACAAGTGGGTTAAATTGCCGCAAATTGGCAAAACTTTCGAAAAATTTAGGGATTATATTCCTTTGGTGAATGCAGCCAGCGAATTAGCTTTGAAATCTCAAACATTCGCCGGTGGCATTGTCAATGGGATGAAAACATTCCAGCAGCGTGTTGGTCGATCTTTAAATCCGATAATAAAAAAAGCAGAAGATGCTGCCAAACAGGGAAACATAAATGCTCAATCTGAAGAAGCGTTAAAAGCTTTAAAAACTGGTAAAGATTCAACAATCGAACAAATTTTTAATCTTGCTGGAAAAAATACAGAAGAAGAACAAAAAAAGGCAGCAGCTGATATTCGAAGAGAAATAGATGGCACTAAAATTAAAAATATGTTCAATTTTTTCAAGAACATTAAAATATTACCGGGGCTTCAAAAGCAATTAATGGCACCAGTTCAAGCGCAGTCTAGACAGATAGATAAAATGCCAGAAGAAATGGCCGCTGCTTTAATGAAAGTTAAGATTGAAAATTTAATGGATCCTAAGTTTTTTAATCCTAAGCTTGAAAAACAAGATGCTCAAGAATCTGTAGAAGCAGTTAAAGATGCCGAAGAAGCCGCAAAAGAATTAAAAGATAAAGCTGAAGATGCAGACAAAACACCTGAAGTATCTGAGCAAGAATCTCAAGAGCTTGAGAGTAAAGCGAGAGAAGCACTAAAAGATTCAGCAGTTGAAGCATCAAAACTCGATGAACCCATTGGTGACGTCATATCAGACATGTTGACTCGTTGGAAAAATAGTGCTGATCCTCTTACTAGACAATATGCTTTGACGGACGAAATAGTAAGCGATCTGGAAGATGGCTTGAAAAAAGTTGTAAAAGATTCGGACCGAGACAATATTGAACAAAAAGTTAAGGCAGCCATTGTAAGCTGGTTTAAAACGCATAAAGAAATGCTATCAAGAAAGGGTTCCAATATGGGAATCACACTAGAATTACAAAATGATCTTATTAAGATTATTCCGAAGCTAGTTGATCATATTGCCAAGAAAAAACAAGAAGGAAAAATAAATTATTCCTATGCTTCTATTGAAAAAATTGTGCATTCATATTTGAACAGAAAATACGGACGCATAATTTCTGAATCTAAACGATTGCAACGTTGGCAATTACTCGCAGGTTTAAAATGAACGAAACAGACATTAAGGACAAACGCGGCAATATCATTATTTCTCCGGGTCTCAAAGTCCGCCACAAAGGTTCGCAGTTTGAATATACAGTCGATCAAGTGCTACAGGAACCCGATGGAGAAATCACGGTCATGTTAGCAGCGCCAGAAAAGCCCAGATTTGAGCCGGCCGGCGAGGAAGCAGTCTTGGCCGACAAGAGAAAGTCTAAAGTGCTTTATGAGGTCGATCCTGTTTCTTCCCTGGAGTCACTCTATTATTTTCCGGCGCCGGAAGAAGAGGAAAGCGAAGAAGACCTGATGGCAGTGTCGGCCAAAGAATTTGAAAAGGAGTACGAAGTCAAATGAGCAAACCCAACCTGAAAAATGATGTACTGAAGGCGATTGACGACGTACTTCCGAAGAGACAAGCTCTCAATGAAGCTTACGTGGTCGAGCCTAAAAAGTTTTCGCTCAGCACTGAAAAGCTGTCTCCTAAAGTCAAGTCGGCCAGAATCAAGCACTTTGAGAACACAGTCGAACAACTCAACAAGATCAGCGCCGAACTGGAAGGTGCAGATCCCGAAAATGCCAATAAGGTCAGCAGCAAGTTTCGAAATCTCAAAACTGCTGAGTCCTTTGCAATCAACGACGCTTTTCTGCAGGGTCAATTTCTGGACAATATTAGCGATCTCAACAGCTCTATTACAATGGACATGCTGTGTTATATGAGATTGGCACGGGACTTTGGTACCTTTGACGATTGGCAAAAGGACTTTATTGGCTGCGCCAAAAGCTCGCGGGATGGATATGCAGTGACGGCTTACAGCATTTACTTGCAGCGCTACATTAATCTAGTGGTTGATACTGCTGATGCTGGTGTGCCCTTTTCGGCCATCCCCGTTATTGTGATAGACGTCAGTGAAGGTTGTTACTATCGAGATTACGTTGCCAACCTCGAAGGCTACGTCAAAAACATGATGAGAGAACTTAATTGGGACGTCATCGAAAACAGATTTAAAAAGTGCGAAAAAATTGCTCGGGTGATGAAATGAGAAAGAATAGAAGATTCACTCTTAGAGAGACGGCTTATCGAATGCTTTTTGAGCAGGACGAAGAAGCAGAAGAAACAGAAGAAGATGCACCCGGTGGAGAAGAAGAGGGCGAAGAGGAAGAAGCTGAAGGAGCCGGCGAAGCCGAAGATGAAGCTGAAGAGGAGCAGGAAGAGGAAGAAGTCGATGTAACTCCTGAAGAAGAGTACGCTCTTAGCGATTCTATTGATCAAGAACTCAATGCTCTATTAGTTGACTTTGAAGAGGAAGCTAGAAAGTCTGCAGTCGTTAATCGGCCTGAGGAACTAGAAGAGACGGTGTACAGAAGGCTCTTTGAAGCCGCGGCTGAAGACATCGATCTCAATTCTTTTGCCGGCAACGTTGCGCGTCTGGTCAAAAACTATCAGAATTTAATCGATTGGGAGTCAGTAATTTTGAACAAAGCTGAGTCTTTTATCAATAATCATTATGGTGAGGACACTGCGCGCGTTTTACTGGACATCCTGGAAGACGATTATGACATCGCAAAACAAGGCAAAGAAGAAGAGCTCCCCCCGGCGCCGATCGCGGTCGGAGCAAGAGGTGAAGGCGGAGGCTAGAGTCAAGGCTCTGCTTAATGCTAAGCGTAAAAAATCTGTTCACGTAGCTCTATTTGCCAAGACACATATTGATTTTAAAAAAGCTGCTGTGTCCAAAGATTTGTCTATGCAGGAAATATTCGAGCATTTAGCCGGTCTGTATGCAGAAGGCCATCCAGCACTGGTAAAAATTATCGATGATTATTGCGAAGCAAAGAAAGAAAAGCTCATAAGTCAGCTAGAAGAAAAATACACTGAAAATCTCTACGAGGCTATTGGGCATGACAACCCATTTGGAGACTGATAATGGCTTGGGTCAAATTTACTGCATTCGTCAAAAAATACTGGCAGCTTCTAATCGGATTTTTAGTTGCAGCCGGTGTCTTCGTTTGGAGTATACTGGATCGTCGAAAAAGAAATGCTGTATTGCAAAATACAGTGCAGGCCGCCGACAAGACGCAACAGGCAGAGCAGGATTTCAACACCCAAGTTTCTAACGCTATAACCAATGCAAACCAGCAGCACGAGGATCGAGTCGATGACGCCAAAAAAGTACAAGACGAAGAGATTGCCGCGGCAAAGAAAGATGTGCAGGACCGAACTGAAGACAATCGAAATGCTAGCAATGAGGACCTGGCCGAAAAAATCGGTAGTACCCTGGGAGTCAACGTTGTCTTACCTGAGCAGGACAGCGAGAATGACTAAGTTTTCTCTGCTGTGCATTTTTTGCTTGACGTTTTCCACATGGCATCAAGCAGCTCTGGCAGCTGAGCCTGAAAAGTCCAGATCCGTTTTTGAGGCTGTCTCACCCTTGTCCAAAGGCGACAGGGCTCCGTTCGAAGGCATCTTGTTTAGTAAAGACTTGGCAGCACGAATCGAGGCCGAGCGAAAGACCATGATCTCCCTGAAGCTAGCAGAAGCTCGAGCCGCGGCGGAAATTAAAATTGCTGTCAGCAAAGTGCAGCTAAAGTTAGACATCGCAAATGGCAAACTGCAGGCCTTAGAAGAAAAGCATAAAAAGATTTCAGACATCAATCGGGAACAGATTGATTTTCTAAGAGAAAACTACATGCCAAAACCCTGGTACGAAGAAGCCGGCTTTCTGGTGCCGCTTGGAATCGCATTGGGAATCGGCCTGGCAATTGGCGCAGCTCACATTGTCAAAACTGTCGACTGAACAATATTTAGAGGCATGGCAAACTCCCGGAAAAAAATCGTAGAGTCATCTGCTGGGGGCCACATCGATGTTGCATACGGCATCTATGATCGACCAGGCCCAGATATTACCAATGAACCACTGCCTGACTTTGAGCCTATTGTGCCCAGAGAGCAAGTTGCGACTCAGTTGACAGCGGATCGACCCCCGGTCGACGATCCAGATTTCAGGCCTAATAGCAAAAAGGCTTTAGAGTTAGCCATGGCCACTCTGGCCTCATATGTACCAGACGAAGAAATCGATAAGTTTTACGTACTGGTTAGAAACAAGATTGAAAAGATGGTTGATCAGGGACTACTGAAAGATGCAGGTATTGGAGCAGGAGAAGAAGTGATGGAATCCAAGCTGAGAGCAAAGATTAAAAAGATGATCGTTGAGGCAATGGAGGACGAAGAACAGTTGCCGCCCGAAGAAATCGCCAGAATGCAAAAAGACTTCGAAGAAGAATTTGGGCCGAGCGATTTTAAAGCCATGCCGACGAGTACTCCCGACGAAATGACCCTGGGAGATATCGCAAAAGAGACCGGCTTTTCAGGGCCATCCGGCGTTAAAAATTTCCTGTATCGCATGTTGGCCAGAATTGCGAGACTGAGCGACGTGCGCCGAAGTGACCTAGACGCTTTGATCGAATTTGCCGCGGGAGAATACGTCGACGTGCTGGATCAGGCCAATGTTCTGGAAGAAGACGAGCTGGCAATGCTACGTGCTAACAAAAATCACGTGATGAATCTGCCCTCTTTCAAATATTTTTTAGGCAATGCCATCGTTTTGCCGGCAGTCAAAGAATTGGAGAGAGGTGGCCGTAAAGAGCTGGATGCTTTCATGAACGATCTGGGCGTCTCAGATGAAACCAAAGTTACTCTCACCAATCAGCTCATGGGCCAAATGCCTCGCAAATTAAGCCTGGTTGATAGGAGAATTAATGCAGATGTGGCTAGCGGCAAAATGACGGCAGAAGAAGGCGAGAGGGCTAAGAGAAAAATTGCTTCTTCTTTTGAAGCCATGAAAGACCTGGCGACTTCAGGAGACGACTTTATCGAGACGGCGCTGCAAAGATATTCTAAGATGTCAAAGTCTAAACTGGCAGGCATTGTTAAAAAGGCTGCAGGGGATCCTTACGTGGCCGAAAAGGTGTGAAGTGACCATTTTGAAAGAACTCATGAGCGACTATTTTTCTGAGCGCCCTCGAAGAATTCTGAGAGAGGCGCCGGGTCGACAAGTGCCGATTACCCCCAGCGAACAGACCTGGGAGCACATTAAAGATCCGGAAGAGGAACTGCAGAAGCTCTTCACTTTCAAAAACTCTCAGCAGCTCATTTACTTTCTGGAAGACGTCATTCAACTACAAGAGGCAATGAAGCATCACGGAAAACTGTTAGTTGACGGCTCAAAGGTGCTCATTCGAATCAATACCAAAGTGATGGAGCGCGTGACGGACTTGGACGTCGAATGGGCTCAAAAGGTGGACGAGATTTATGCCGACGTCACCTCCCAACAGTGATCTCAACGCCGAGAGCTTTTTTGTCAGCGATCAATTAAAAGAGAGATTCGACGAGTCTTGCGCTGAAAAAAAGCCCCGCAAAGTCGACCTAACCGCCAATGACGAAGCTCAGTTTTCCTTAGGCGATTCGACATATGCCTACGACATAACAGCCTGGAGCGACTACTCAGCCACTTTAGAAGTTCCTGTGTTGCATCTCCATCACTTTGCCAATCCTTTGCCTCCCGACGCCTATCTGACCCTTTTTGGCGCAGCAAAAAACTGCAAAAGCACCAGTGCAATTAAAAAAGACGGAGCCTGGCAGGTAACTGTTGTTTTTCGAGATATTTAGTTGCATGGAAGAGCAAAAAAACTACTTTGATAAATTCATGGACGATCTGGCAGATCGCGACCGATTGCGTCTAGAACAGCTACAGAAACTACATCAAGCCAATGAGATGTGGCAAAAGCGTCAGGAGCTGGACCGAAAATATCGCGAACATGCCAGGCAGAGGGTCAGGTACGGAAAATGAACCTTTTTGATCAGCTAGACAGCATCATTGAAGCAGCAATCAATGAGACAATGGGCGACGAGAGAGCCAGGCAGAAAAAGCAGGCAGCCGTGGTCGACAAGCTCGATTTGCGCGCAGGAGACAATAAGTCAACCGATGAAGTTGAAGAAGCTGACGAAGAGGATCAGGAAGAGGAAGCCAAACTTAAAGGCGATGCTCCCAAACCCAAAAAGACGACATCTAAAGAGTCAGGCGAAGAAGAAAGCAAAGAGATGCCAGGTACTCCCACTTCGAAAAAAATGAAGGATCCGACGGCCAAGCAACTCAAGAATCCTGACTTTAAAGCCATAGCCAACAACATCAATCTTTTGCGCGGCGGAAAGTCAGTCAAGGATCCGGAAGTCAGAAAGAACCTCAAGGATTATCTCGATAAGCTTGGCAGAGAAGAACGGCAACAGGTGCTGGTCTATCTTAACAGTCTGGCTCAAGTGATGGCCGGAGTCAAGTCCGGTTCTGCAGCTCTAGATCCAGCTCAGGCCGAAAAAGAAGCTAAGCCGGCCGCAAAAAAGAAAAAAGAGCCAAAAATCAACAGCTCCAAGCCGTCTGGTGTTATTGTCGTAGGTGCATAATGCAAGATGTGCATCACCTAGACATTTTGCTGTCAGAGGCCAAAAACGACGGCAAGCACTTGACCATGCGAGGCCGATTGGTGGACTGTCACAGCCAGGCATGTCTGGACGACTTACATGCGAGAATGGAAGACGCCAAGCGTACTCGAGACCTATCCAGTACGAGATCAGACGAGAGAATATATTATAACGGCGTTCTGAGAGTCCTGCGCCGCAAAATTCGCGCTGTAGAAAAAGAACTGAGAAAGAAGGAAGCACTGACCGAAACGCGACAGAGAATCACGCGCAGAACCGGTCGGTCTTCCATAAGAGCTATGCAGATGTCCGGCATCTTGTGAGGTTGACATGGTATCCAAAAAAGTCGCAGAAAAAATTCGTTATTTAGAGGCAAAGACCAGATACGAAAGAATCCTGAGAGAAAACAAAGCGCTTAATGAATATGACGGAGAAGATTTTTTTGCCAGTGTTGGAGATGCTTTTAAAGACATATTAAAAAATTTTAAACTAGCATTCATGGACATGTCGAATCAGCTACAATTTAATGTGGCAAAATTTTTGTATTCTGGAAAATCTGATGCTAAAAGCATTGAGAAAATGCAAAAGGCTTATGATTCTTATAAGAAAAAACATGATGTCATTTACAACGAATGGCGTCCTTTAGTGCAAAAAAATCTTGATGCCATAAGCTCTTTTGACCCTCTGATTGGTTTGGCTATAGCACCCGGCAATTATTTGGCAACTAAGGGAATTGAAGCTTCATTGAGAGCCGGCAAAAATGCAGCAGAAATTATTTTTGGCGAGCCCTGGGCATCAATTATGCGTAAATCATCTGATTTTGGTGGCTTTATGGGAACTGGTGATAAAGAAGAAGATGAAAGAAGGTTTCGCGACGCGCAAAATTTGGGCCTAGGTTCTCTTAATGATCAGTTATCCCAACTTAATACAATCAATGCTAAATTAGCAAAATTATTTTTAGGTTCAAAAGACAACGAAAAAAATGAAAATAAACAACGTAAAGTTGCTTTGCTTGAACAAGCAAAATTTTCAAATATGAGTGCTGAAAAATGGATCGAAGAAGTTTTAGAATATTATGGCATTATGCAAGATCAATTGATTCCAGCGGCGAAAGAATTGATCAGCGCTGACATAAATTTAATGAAAAACACTATAGAACCTATGAAATTAAGTATTGCAACTAAGCAAATAGTCGATGCAAAAAGCTTTAGTGAATTTCAAGCGGCCATTAAAAAAATGGCGCAACAGAAAGAAATACCGCCAGAAAAAATTAAAGAAATGACCGATCTTTTAGACCAAGCTGAACAAAAAGTCAAAGATCTTATAAACGACCCTGAATTCAAAAAAGCGCGCCAAAACAATAAACAAAATGCAATAAGTGACAAAGAATTAGCTTTTATGGCAGCTAAAAGTGCTTTTGAAATGGCAACAAAACAAATCAAAGAAAAATTTAATGAAAGTCTAGAAAAGGCTAATCCCATAGTTCAAGATGCAGTTAAAGCTTTACCCAAATCTAAAAACGATCCAGTTGTTCAAGATATTATAAGCCCTACTGGCAAGCAAAGACTTGGGGAATTAGCAGACGAATTTATTGAAGTTTACGAAGAGTATGCAGGCGTTTATGATGATTTCAAGAAACTTCGCAAGCAATGATAGCAAAGGAAAATCATGAAGCAACGTTGGGTTCCTGAAATTTTTTATGAAGATGCTGACGGCGACGGTCTGTCAAGTCATATTCCGTTTATTACAGTTCCGGAAGATGAAGAGATGCCACGCATGCTATTCATTTTTGAGTCGCGTGAAACGGGCGAATTTGAACCGGGACAAGACGGTGAAGAGCTGCCAGTGATAGAAATGAATCTGCATCAGTATGCCGACATGGCAGTCCTTAAAGAAAAACTGGACGGACCTGTCTACGATCAAGTCCGTGCTGCATTGGGCCTCGAGCCAATGGCAAAAGCTGTTGAAGCCGGCAAAAAAATCACTCAAAGAGTGAGAGATTCAGTCACAAAAGTGTAAAGCTCCCAATTCGTTGTTATAATTCATTTGTACTACCTTTATTAAGAGGTTATTATGAGTTATATTACAAAAGATCACGTGTCAAAAGCTCTTAAGGGCATGCTGCAGTTTTACGATCAGCTGCGTGATCTTCACGAAAATTTTGGCTTACAGCTGGAAGAGAACAGGGGGCGACGCAACATCTTGATGTCTTCTGCTCAAGAAGAATTTTTTGCTCGAGCGCTAAGTCAAGACTTTAAAGGTGTTGATAATTCAGGCAAAACAGGCGAGCCAGACATTGTAATTAAACAGCTACAAAAAGAGCTAGAATGCAAGATCACCAGTCCACATCAGTCTGGCGCAATTTCCTTTCAGACTGACTGGGCTACCCTTTGCAATAAAGGCAGCTTAGATTATCTGTATATTGTAGCCGATGAACAATTTGAAAAATTTGTGGTGTTGCACTATACTGATCTTACAAAGGAAGATTTTGCCCCACCGGCATCAGGTTCTCGTGGCAAGTCACGTATGATCAAACATAAAGCCGCGGCAAAATGCAATGTGCTCTGGGGTAAAATGCTGAGCAAGAACGAAATGGAACTCGACAAGCTGCACAAAAGACTCGCAGCATGTTCGTCAAATGCTCAGAAGAAAAAAGCTAAGATTGAAAAATCAATCAAATACTGGCAAACAACTCCAACCAAATACACCTTTGAATATGGAGCGGTGAATTGATGTATAGAATTGGACAGGTGCTTTATGTTATTGTGGGCAAGTCGAAGACGGTCGAGCCCTGCAAGGTGGTACGAAAGCAGACCGACGAGACCATCGACGGCGTGACAATCCAACACGTTTGTGAAAATGCTGAAGGCGAGACTTTTTCTTTGGAGTCATGGCAGCAAAAAAATATGCTGGCTGGCGTCTTTGAAAGGATCGATGATGCCCGAAGTCACTTGTTGCAACTGGCCACTGAAATGGTAGATCGCCTGGTGGAAAAAGCTGCAGCAAAAGCTCAAGAGCGATTTGATGTTCAGGAATTTCCGCAGCCGACAAATTCTATATTGTCGGGTTCTTTTTCATCAACAACTGACACCATAATTTTGGATGATGGTACCAGAGCCCGCGTACACTTGCCGCCCGAGTTGCAATCATGACAAGCAAAAAAGTCCTGCTAATTGATTCTCATAATCTTATGCATCGAGCCAGGTTCGGCTTTGGATCTGGGCCTCACAAGATTTATTTCAATTTCTTTCGCATGTTAATGGGAGAGCTCAAGAATCACCAGTCAGGCCTAGTTTATATTGTCGATGAAGGCAAACCGGTGCAATCCATTGTATTGCTTGATTCCTACAAGGCCAATCGCACCAATAAGCCGCCTGAAGACTTTTATCGGGAAAAAGACGAGATATTCGAGACGATCAAGCAATTGAGCGGTTTCGTCTATATTAAACATCCCAGATACGAGTGTGATGATGTCATTGGTTATCTGGCGACAAAAGTGCATGCAGAGGATCAAGTCGTTATTGTTTCTACCGACAGCGACTTTATTCAGCTTATTTCTGACAGAGTTGGGCTCTGGCATCCAAAAAAGAAAAAATTCTTGGAACCATGGCACACAGACTATATCACATGGAAGTCTCTCAAAGGGGACTCTGCTGATAATGTGCCAGGGGTAGCAGGTGTGGGAGCCAAGCGCGCCGACGTTCTTTCGGCATCACCTGAAGCACTCAACGAATTTTTAGATGCCAAGCCCGAACGAAGGCAGCAGTTTGAAGTGGCCAGACAGGTTATTACGCTGAAAGACGTGGAAGAATCAGACCTAATTTGTATACAGAGCGATTTTGCGGCAGATTCTTTAAAAGAAGAATTCACAAAACGCAACTGTAAGTCTATTATTGGAAAAGCGTGGCCAAAATGGATTGATCAATTTACGGCCGCAGGAGGAAAATATGCAGTTTGACACAAAAGTGCTTTTAAGCGCCCAGCAGCTTCAATCGCTGCGCAATGCACAGACGATCACCAGCGAAGAATATGCTTATGTTGCTGGCGATTTGGTAGTAGCAGAAAATGTGAAGTCAGGAGAAAAAAGAGTCTTGGGATACAAGGCTACCGTTTTGGCAGAGGGAAATAAGCGAGTCCTCAAGGGATGAGCTCTTCTCTGTTATTTGACGAAGAAGCTCGAGCCAAGCTGATTACCGGTGTTGAAAAGCTGGCTGCGGCTGTCAAAGTCACTCTGGGTCCTATGGGCAAAACCGTGGCAATCTGTCGCAACGGAGAAGTACCGCACTTGACCAAAGACGGCGTGACTGTAGCCAGTTCTGTTTTTCTAGAAGATGCTTACGAAAATGTTGGTGCCAGCCTGGTACGTGAGGCAGCGCAACGCAGCGCTGCTGTGGCAGGAGATGGCACAACCACGTCGACTGTGCTGGCCAGCGAAATCATTCATAACGGCGATAAATTGTTAGCGGCTGGACACAGCGTTGTCGACGTGCTGGACGGCATGAGAGCCGCGGCGGAAGAAGTGACTAAAGAACTTGAGTCAACGCGCGTCACAATTGGCGAGGACGAGCTTATCAATGTTGCAACCATTTCAGCCAACGGAGATCGCGACCTAGGTGAGATTATCAGCAGAGCAATTAATCGAGTCGGTGTTGATGGTGCTGTTTCAGTACAGGATGCAAAAGGTTATGATACCACATTAACCATTGTTGACGGCACTTATATCGACAGAGGATATGAGTCGCCTTATTTTGTAACAGATACCGCAAAACAGGTCGCTGAGCTCGATTCTCCTGATGTGCTAGTGGTAAACGATGAGCTGACTGTTCTGGCGCCTCTGGTGCCTGCCCTGGAGCGCATTGCGGCATCGGGCGGCAGTCTGCTGATAGTTTGCAACGGTGTGAGTGGAGAAGCGCTTCAGGCACTGGTTCTGAATCGCGTAAAAGCCGGCTTAAAAGTCTGCGTCATCAAGTCGCCGGAATTTGCTGGAGCTCGAGTCACAGCTCTGCAAGACCTGGCGGCTTTGGTTGGTGCCACAGTGGTCACCGACGCAAAACAGGCACTGAAAGCTGAAGAGCTAGATGAAATACTAGGCAGCGTCAAAAAAGCGACTGTCACCAATCGCACCACGCTACTTTTTGGCACGCAGCAAAATGACGACGTGCAGAGCCGCGCAAAATCCGCGCGAGAAGTTCTGGACGATCCTGCAATAGGCTCAGACGATAAAAAGATCGCAGAGAGGCGACTCAAGAGGCTCAGTGACGGCATTGCTGTCATTCAAGTCGGTGGGGCAACCGAGGCAGAAATGTTTGAGAGGCGCGATCGAGTCGACGATGCTTTGCATGCGGCCCGAGCAGCTCTGAGAGAAGGGGTACAGCCGGGCGGCGGTGTAGCTCTGGCTCGAGCCAAAAAGCGCGCAGCAAAACAGTTCAAGCCTAAAAACTCTTACGGTATTGGGGCTCTTGCATTTCTAGACGCTTTGGAGTCGCCTCTGAGGCAGATTGCTGAAAACTGCGGAGTCTCTGCCGATTTGGTAGTACAAAAAATTAATCGTGTGGCTGTAAATTTCGGCTATGACGGTAAAAATAATAGATATGGAAACATGTTTGAACTTGGCATACTTGATCCACATGCAGTCGTTGTGTCTGCAGTGGAACATAGTTTGTCAGTTGCGTGTAATTTATTGTCAATTGGGTGTATAATAACAGAGGAATTCTCGAGTGAGAACAACGAAATTGCCTACTTTAACAGTATTTAAGGAGATTTAAGATGGCATACACAGTTCCCAAATTCCAATATGAGGACGTCTTGTCCATGTCAGATGACGAGCTCTTTGGCTCTATCAAAAGGCTCAAGCGCATTATTTCCAAGAAGCGCAAAGCTGGCGAGTCTACGCAGGAAGCTGAAGTCGAGGTGTGTTACCTGCAGGCCGAAGCACAAAATCGCGGACATAAGGTTTAACTTAAGATCTCGAGGAGATCAAAAATATGAAATCAACTTCATTTTCGTTGATTGATTCTATTGGCAAAACAAAGCTGCTTACGAAAGAAGAAGAACAAGAGCTTTCAAAGCGAATTGAAAAAGGAGACAAACGGGCGCGAGACAAGATGATCAAAGCCAATCTGCGCCTGGCAATGAGTGTGGCCAAAAAGTACATCAACAAAGGCGTTGACCTAGAAGACCTTTTCCAAGAGTCTATCATTGGTCTGACGCATGCAGTTGATCGCTTTGACTGGACCAAGGGATTCAAGTTTTCCACCTATGCTTACTGGTGGATTCAGCAGTCAGTGCGTCAGTATCTGGCTGCTAACTGCGGCCCGATCGATCTGCCTTCTAACACTTTTTTCAAGCTGTATAAAATTTCACAGTTCGAAAAAGACTATCAGAAGCAGTTCGGTCGGCGTCCGACAGACAAAGAAGTGGCTAACATGTTCAATACGACGACGAAGACGCTGGCATCGCTGCGACAGTCTGCTGCCTCTTCCGTTTCGCTTGATCAGCCGCGCTATACTAATTCAGATGATGCTGGTCTGGCACCCTTGTCTGAAATGATCCCATCAGAAGATATTTCGGCAGAGGAAAAAATCGACGGTGATCGACTGCAGGCCAAGATTCAAGAGGCGCTGCAGACTCTGACGGAGCGCGAAAAAATTATCATCAAAATGCGATTTGGCCTCGAAGAAGAGCAAGGAGATATTTAATGGCAATGCCAAAAGGCAAAACGTTTGACAACGGGTACTGTTCAGTTTCAAAAATGCCCGGTGCCAAAAATTACAGGCAAATTTCGGTGGAGTGCAAGAAAAATGGGATCAAGATCGGTCCCTCCAATGTTCGCAACGTGTTGCTGTCAGCAATGTGCAAGATTGCCAAGCCCATCTGCGAAGAGCGCGGCATTGAGACCAACGAAGACAACATCATGAAAATTGCCAAGAATCCCACATTTCAGATGAGCGTAGCAGCTCTGATTACGGAGGTCGAATAAAATGGCAACATGGGAATTTTTATCGAAGAGAAGAAGGATGAAGCTCGAAGATTTCGTCAAGGGTGCAAAAACTCTGGAAGAGGCCAAGGCTGTCTTTGAGCGCAAAAAAGTTGATCTGCCCGTCGACGGCTCGCTGGAAAAACTTTTTGCCAAACCAGTACCAGTCAAAAAGGCTGAAAAACCGAAAGCAGAAAACAACGTTAGTTATACGGGCGGCATGCAAGTCGAAGTCAAAGAGCCGGTAGTTGTTACTAAGGCAGCTGTAGTAGAAGAAGCTAAGCCGGCCAAGAAGACGACTCGCAAGAAGAAAGCTACCAAGAAAAAGTCGACAAAAGCGAGCGATGAAGGCTGAAACTTACGATTTGCCCGTCGAAGCGGGTCCTCTGGTTTCTATGACTGAAGGCGTATATATTAATATGGCTGTCAACGGAAATCGAGTGCGCGTGGCAAAAAACGATCTGGGCATAATCATTGGAGGTATCGGCAGTCATTACTGGGTGAGCCTTGATAACGGAACGATTATCATGGCACACAAAAAGTACTGTGAAAAGATCTGAAACGATCTGGCACCTGGTACTGCCTGCCGGCATCTCTCTCAACCTGGTGATGCTGCTTAATAATCTCATCATCGAAAATTACGGATTTGCACTGATCAATGTGGTCAGTGCATTTATTCTCACTGCTATATTAGAAAAACAGGAAGATAAAAAAAATGACTAACAAAGACGTAAAAGAACTTTTTGAGCGCTACATGAACCTTGAAAATGAAATCAAACTTCTGCAAGAGGATAAAAAACAGGTGTTGGCCGAATTTAAAGATCGCGTTGATCCCAAGGTTTTCAAAGCTGCTCTTTCTGCCGCCAAAAAGAAAGCCAAGCTCAAATCGCACGAAGCAACTGAATACGATCAGGTGGTTCATGTGCTCGAGTCTGAACTCTGCATCGATCATCTTGATTAAAGTGTAATCTCTCGGTCTGCTGTGGTATAATGTCGTCAGGAGGAAGCAACATGCAATGCAAACACTGTGAAGCAAAAATTACCGCGGCGGACCGAGAAATCGGCGCCATCGACGAGTGCCGCCTGTGTGCAAAAGACGTCGAAAAATATGTGGGCCACATGATATGGGACCACAAGACCGCTCCGGTAATGGAGATCCACGCCAGTAAAAAATCGCTGGAAACACTAAAAGATGGCCGCTACAATCGAGGCCTCAAACTCATCAAAGAGGTCAAGGAGCGTTCCAGGCGCCGAGAGGGAGACGGCGATGCAAAATCTTCAGGCGTTCCCTTTCGTCGAGGCTTATTTAATCTTGGCCGAGACAACGAAGCTGCAATAACTGTGGAGGTGAGAAATGGATCCGGTCGGACTTACACTGCTTTCTCTCCTGCGGCAATCTCGTCAGCAAGGCGAGGCGAAGCGCCGCCCAAAAAGATGTCTGCAGAAAAAGCAGCAGTGCTTCAGGGCTGTTCAAGGCTTGCTGTGGCGGCTTCGACAAAAGGACCGGTAGAAGTCTGGCGAGACGACCAGGGCTTTTACATTCCCAAACGCAAAGTTGCGGCGACCAGAGAGTTGTGCAGGCTCGACGCTCAAACTTTGCGATCTTTGGGATACAGGAGTGCAAACTACTCGCGTCGGTGATATTTACAACCAAGCGAGGTAGTCACATGCACACCAATAAAAGAATTCTTTCTGAGGCCAAACGAGACTTGGAACTGGCCATTGTCAAATGTTTGTCTCACGCTCCCCTCCGCCCGGTGGAGCTTACTGAGCTTTTGGCCGTTAGCGAAGCGGATCTGATGCGAGATCACGGCTGCGATCTCTACATGGCTGAGCAGGTCAAGCAGCATGCCAAGAGAGAGCAGTACCGAATGAGAGCTCAGAACCACTTTACGAGGACAGAAGACACAAGCGATCTTTATCCTGAAAAGCCCTACACAAGAACTTCGCCCATCAACGAATCGCACGAAGGCAGAATGCTGGACTACGGTCACACGGCTTCCGATTCGAGAGAGGGCAGAATGGCTCGTGGCGCTCTGAGAAATATTGCGGTCGATGCTTACAGGCTCTATCAGCTGCTCAACGATGAAGACGACCTGCCGCAGTGGTGCGAGTATAAGATTGCTCAGGCGCAACTGATGATGAACTCGGTGCGTGAATACCTGGAGTACAAGTTGGAGTCCAAAGGCGAGGACATGCCTGGCGAGCTTGAAGTTTTTGTTGGAGGTGACTTTCATGAGTGATCTGATTCGCGAATGTCCAGCAGACGATGCTGTTGAAGCACAGCTGGTTGCCAAAGCGATAGGGTCGGTTAAACAGCCCGTCGACAATACACTGCTCTCCAGGAGGCTCAGCCAGTGGCTCGGCATGCTTCGCGGCATGCAGCTGTGGTTTCACGGTGCGCACCACGTCACACGTGGCGCTTCTTTCGCTGGAGACCATGTAGATATCTTTGGCAGAATTTACGTGGCCATACAGGACGAAATTGACGGTGCTGTGGAGAAAGCTGTTGGGGTCACCGGCGATGAAGGCATTGCATGTCCGATGCACATCACCAAGATGGCGCTGCAGGTTCTACAGAGCTATCCATCGCCCCCGGCCATTTCCTCGCTGGCCATGGCAGCAGTCGGCCTGGAGATCGAACGCAACTATGTGGAGCTCGTCGAGCAGATGTTTGCGGAACTGGAAGAGGCAGACATGCTCTCCCTTGGGCTCAATGATATGCTGGCTGCCTCGGCCAATGTGCACGAGGGACACAGCTATTTGCTTCAACAACGCGTGAAGACAGAACTGGAGAACTAAAGTGGAATTAAAAACTGGTAAAGTATATCGCGTTATTCATTCAGGTAAACGTTCAGCTAGGCTTTGGGGTGACGGTGCATTATCAGTAGGCGGTTGGGAAGGCAAGCGCGATTTGCCAGTTGGAACAGAGTTGCGCTTTGTCGGAATAAAGCCGGGAGATTGGGGTCCTGATGAGCCAGTTTTTGAAGATGTTGCCACGGGCCAAAAGGGATATTTTTCTCCATCTTATGGCATAGGTGACCACCGCGGCATGCCTGGTATGCCTTTAAAAGGGTGGTTAAGCGAAAATAAAGTAAAATCCAATTATCAATGTGGAGCTTTTTTAACTCAAGAACTTTTTTTTGAAAGAAAAGCTTTAATACAAAAGCATGCTAAAAATAGAAAATCGCTATCTTTGCTTTTTGAATCGTCTCAAAAAAGATTAATCTTAGAAGAAAAAATTGAATTAATTCAATTAAACGAAGTTTTGCATCCGTTTTACTTGGCTTATCGCTCCACAAAAAACGATCTCTATTCCAGAATTGTTAAAAAGACTATAGCAGAACTTAAAGAAAGCGGTCTGATAGAATCAGAATCGCCTCTGCTAACAGAGGGTTTTTGGGATTCTGTTCAAGCCGGCATTGGTTCTTTTGCCGGCGGAATTGACAATATTCTCAAAAAAATTAAGCTTAAAAAAGAACCCAAAGGATGGGAAGAAGCGCAACGAATATTTGCAAAAATTTCAGAAAAAGAAGGGCACGACACGGTAAAAGATCTGGTTAAGGCCATAGAGCAAGAAACTCAAGAATTAGAAACAGGATTGGGTTCTAAAGAAAAAGATCGAAAATTTCCGGTCAATAAACATGCTAATGTTTTCTTTTCAGGCGTCAATACCATCGCATCGACTTACGATTCAATTGTGGCTGCTACACAAAAGAAGTCAGGTCAAGACGGCTACTTGCCTCCCGAAGTTGCCAATGACATTATCGAGCAACTTCGTATTGTCGTGCAAAAATATATGGCTGACACTGAACGTGAAAAGGGAGGCATGTACGCTTCATTTGGAGGCGGAGATCGCATAGAAGGCGATATAGATCCGGATGCTCACGGCATGTCATCCGAAATGGTTGAAAGTAAAAATTTAAATTTAAATCTTCTTTTGGAAAAAGATTGGGCAGCCGAAGTAGAAAAAATAAACGCTGAAGAAGAGGCCGAAAAACAACGGAATTCTGGCGAAGAAATTGATCCGGACGCTGAATATGAAAAAATTATGCGTGGTAAATCTTCGCCTGTTTTTCAAAGAATGACCAGTCTTAAGGCACCGGTGGTTATTGCCGGTACTGGCGCGGCTTTGGGCGCTTTAGGTTGGATTGCTAATCAACCATGGTTTCACGATTTTGTTTTGGACACTTTAGATATACCCAAAACAACTGATATAACGGATACTTCAACAAAAGAAGTTATGGAAAAAATGAAAACTTCTTACTTCGAAGCAAATCCGGAAATGAAAAATTTGGGAAGTGTTAAAGCTGGTGGCGGAGGTTTAACCCAGCAAGTTTCTAGGATTATGGGGCTAGACTCTGGTGAAAATTTACTTGGAGCTGATGCCTCTATAGAAGATTTAAAAAATGCAGCTCTTAAAGTTGGTGGTGGTGATTTAGACACCGGGTTGAAAAATATTGCCTCTCTCACGCAAGGCCGCGGCAATCCTGGAAAAGCTTTTGAGTGGATGAAGACAGCGATTAATAACCCCGAGGATATTGGAGTCAAAAATATAGGGCAGGACGGTTCCCTTTGGAATCTTTTTTCTGGCGGCACAGCAAGGGGCGGCGATGTTGCAGCAAGACTTAAATTTCCCGGAAAAGATGTTTTTAGCGTTGGCGTCGGAAATAAATTAAATCAATTTGTGATGAATGCAGCGTTAAAAACTATCACAAAATCGGTACCTAAAAAAATAACCGTTAAAACTTTAAAAAAAGTTGGATCTGCAAAAGCTGCATCAACTGTTGCATTAATGACAGGCGCTGCGCCAGTACTTGCCGGCATTGGAATTTCAACAGTTGCCGCCGGCGGTACTTTAGCATTGATTAGAAAGCGCGCAAAGTCGGCATCTCGAATGGGGACTTTAAATACGCTGTTGCAACAATTAAATTTAATTGACACTCCGCCGGCAGAAAATGTCGCTCCAGAACCCGAATCTGAATCAAATGTAACAATTACGCTTTATGATGAAGAAGGTGTCAATGAAAATTTAAAACGTTTGTATAATCATCTTTTTGAACGAACTGAAATCGAAATCACCGGACTCAGCGGCACGGAAGAATTGGAAAAAACGGGTGGAGTTGCTAAATTTACAGTTAATTCAGTTTCTTCAGACGTACCACCCAAAATTACAAAAGCCAGTCAAATTCCATATGTTATTCAGGCAATCAAAGAAAAACTTCCTGATTTTGATTTAACGGCGCCAAATGTCAATGTAATGATTGTCGACAAAAGAAAGAAGGTAAAAATTCCAACTGCGCCGCAGCGATCAGAAATTCCACCGGTTGCAGTTGAGCCGGCCCAGATTGCCAAAGGCGATAATGCGGTGGTTGTTTTTGACCCTGAAGGCGCCAAGGTATTTCGAATTTTAAAAAAGAAAACGTTTCAAAAATACGCTTCCGATGCCCGACGATCGGGCGATAAAGACGCGCCGGAATTTGCTGACCGTCATGCTAGATACGATTCAATATTGGCCAAATTAAAAGCTGACGGTGTATTTGTTAATTCTGATGGCTTAGAGTCTGAGCTGGCAAAAATTTCCAGCGGTGTTGATGGCGATCAATATCGAATTTCTTATACGCGAACAAGAGGCGATAAAAAAAGAAAATCCTCCACTGGAGGATTTACTAATGCCGGCCCAGTTAAAGACATTTCCGATATTCGTAAAAATATCAAAGGTGCCCCGGGGGCTAAACGGCCAAAAAATCAATCAAAAATGACCGTTATTTACCTGGTTGGTTCCAATACTATTGCTGCCTTAAAGGCGGCTGGACTGAAGGACGACAAAGCAAAATCTTTAGTGAAAAATATTATTTTTCGCTGGGCTAAAAGTGGTAATCGACCCAAAATAGCTGACCTGAACATTGACGACGAAAATATTGAAAAAGCTTTAAAGTCGGCTAGTTTAGCCGAGGCTTTTGCATATCAAAAAAATAAAATTGCAATAGTTGATGTAAATCCCAAATTTTTTGCAAAAATAATTCGTGAATGCAGCTGAAGAAATGTCTGAGGGTTGGATATAGAACGAATCACGCCGCAGGGTAACCAAGCAGGGGAATGGAGGTAGTACTCCTCATCCTTTTCGACAAAAAGCTAGAGGTGGAGCAATGAAGATCACAAAACAACAACTAAGAAGAATTATTCAAGAAGAAAAAGCCCGAATCTTATCGGAACAACCCATGACAAGGTTTCAACTTCGGAGTCATATCCGCGACAGAGAACAGTCTCTTCGTGATCGCGCGGATAGAATTTTAAGTCGTGGTATGGCGCTTCCTGCTGAAGGTCAGCTTTGGAATAAAATGTCTGGTGCTCATGAGCTTATGAACGACGCTATGGCAGCACTTGATCAGTTTGAGGCGGCTTTACAAGCATTAGAAGATGCTTCTGGTTATTGATAGATGAGAATCGATGCGCCGCTTAACATGCCTTATCGGCTGTCGGCCCAACCTTCAGGGTCGACACAGCGCATCGAAGAATCTCAGAATCAACCGGTTCAATCAAATCAGGTCGCGCAGAAAGAAGAGCCTGCAGCAAATCAACCAACTCAGCTCGATGGCCTGAGAAACATTAGCACGCAGGGCTTTTTGGAACTGAAGACGTCCGCAGTTTCCGGCGAGTTTGCTGTCGATGATACCATTCAAAAGCTGAGTGAGCAACTGGAAGAGATGGCCTCCTTCGTTGATACCTTCAGAAAACTGACCGAGTTGGTGGATCCTAAGCGCATCGAGCAGCTAGTGATTCAGAAGACGCTAGAGACGATGAACGAGGTTGCCGAGGGCAATAAGTGAAAGTTAGCCTAAGGCAAATTCGAAATCTTATTCGTGAGCAGGCCATGTATCTCACGCCTGAAGACCTTGCAAGACGCCGCGGCGGAGTGCCTATGGGCATTTCTCAAAAACACTGGCAAAAACTGACAGACACGACCAGCATGCAGGAAAGTGCTGAAAAACAACTTCGGCTATTCGTTGAAGAATTTATCAAGGGATCAAGCCTTACTTAAAGACTCTCTCTTTTGCCGTGTCAAAGAGATTGCGCAGAAAGGACTTCCGAATCTTGAGAAGCCTTTCGAACTTGACCTGCTGCCGAACATCCGTGTACAGTGCGGTCGGCTTCTTGATCTCGCCGTCTATCAGAGTGTCAGAGAAGTCGTAGAACTTTGATCGAGCAGGTAGTTTGCCACTGGAAACACCTGAAAATCCCGTCAAGAAAAAAATCACAGTAGACAGCGCAGCCAACTTTGTCTTATTAATCACTATTTTTTCCTATGCTTCTTGACTTGGTTCCACTGCGCAGAATCGACCTTTCTTGCCTTACCGCCTTTGAGGAAGGAGTTGACTCTTCCCATGGCCCAAGAGTGGGCGCTCTGCCCCGGCCGTGCTCCGGAGGTGTAAAATGCGCCCATACCTTTTCTATAGACTGCTTTAAGTGCCCCCAAAGGCGCATTGTGCTTCTTTGCTTTTTTCTTCAGAGCTGCATCAACTTTCTTACTGATCTTTTTTGGCTTCTTTTTCTTAGCCTCTTCCACGGCGATTTCTGTCAACAAGTCATCTAACAAATCATCTAAAACAGATTCTGAGTACTTACTCTTTTTTGGTTTACCGTAAGTGTTCTTTTTAGCGATTTCTTCTTCATACTTGTCTCGAGCCTTGCGAGCAGCTTCTTTTTCTTTTTCTGTCTTGGCATTTTTGTATCGATCGGTAAGTTTTCGAAGCTTGTCGCCTCTTTTGGTGCCCTTCTTAGCTTTGTAACTTGCCGGCAGCTCATCAGACTCAGCAAATAGATCAGGGTGCTTCTTGCGAATTTCTTTATCAGACATTCCAGAAGCTTTCATTCTGGCAATTTTAACGTCATCAAAATCATTTTTGCCGTCTTTGTTTTGGTCTTTGTCTTCCTGCAGAGCCTCGCGCAGCAGGTCGTCAAGCGATTCATTGAGAACGTCTTCTAGCTTCATTTATAAATCTCCGATGTTACGTGTAATTATGGTCCAAAGTGTGATAAAATCTAATAAACTGCCCATGGAGAAAGCAATGACAAACCGATACGGTTACTGCTGCATCAATCTTACGCTGCAAAAATCCCGCGGCATCATGACCAATCGCACGATGCGTCGTAAGACATTTGACGCTAAGGGCCTGGGTTATGTATCAGAGCTGTCCCTAAAGAACACCACGGACTTAAAAGAGATTATTCAGTGGAATTCTGAGAACGGTTTCGAAGTGTTTCGCATCACTTCCACCATGTTTCCCTGGGCCAGCGAATACGACTGGAGCGACCTGCCGGATATTGATGCCATCCGAGAGAACTTGCGACATGCCGGCCAATTGGCACGAGACACAGGACAGCGGCTCTCGTTTCACCCGGGGCCTTTCAATTGCTTGGCATCTCCCAAAGAAGACGTCGTTCTCAACTGTGTGAAGGATCTTTCGATTCATGGCGATCAGATGGACATGCTCGGCATGCCACGAACACATGAAGCCAAGATCAACATCCACATCGGCGCAGCTTACGGCGATCGAGAAAAGGCCCTGGACACCTGGTGCCGCAATTTCGAGAGGCTGCCCGAAAATGTGCGCTGTCGGCTGACGGTAGAAAACGACGACAGGGCCAATCTCTACTCCACCAAGATGCTTTACGAATCGGTCTACAAGCGCCTGGGAATTCCCATCGTTTTTGATTCTCACCACGCTGCGTGCGGACCTCAGGATTCGACCTACGAGGAAGCGTTTCTGATGGCTTACGAGACATGGCCCAAAGGCATTCGGCCTGTCTGCCACCACTCCAACAGCCGCAAAAAGTACGAGGATTCATCCTGTAGATCCTTGGCAGCACACTCAGACTACTACTACGAGCCTTTCGATTCGTGTGGCAAATCGGTCGATGTTGCCATGGAAGCCAAGGCCAAGGAGCTGGCCGTCTTTGATTACCTCCAAAAATTTGAGGGCGGACCGGAACGTTTGGTTGCATAAAGATCTGGCGGGGGATATTTACCTGCAGTAACCTGTTAGGAGAAAACCATGCCCCCTATCAAAGAATCCAAACTGAGAGCGATGATTCGCACCGAGCTTAAAAAACGTTTGCTTCAAGAACAAGATGATGCTTCAATTGAAGGTCAACAGCTTCAAAAGTTAAAGCAGTTAGCAAATCAGATCGGTGCTGACGAGCCTCAAAAATTGATTGCTGCTCTTAAAAAAGATCGACGCAATACAGCACAGAATGAGTTGGTTGCTGATTTTTTTATTAAACTGATGGACAAAGGTCAAAATGTTGATTTGACAAAGCTCAAACAAGCTTTGGCTGCAGCTCCAGACGAAGAAACGGAAGCATAATGAAAAAAAGAAAGTCGGGTCAGACTTACGACGATGCCACGTCCAGCAGTCTCTTTCTAGATCGAATCGGCAACGAAAACGAGTGGGAGCCCGAATATCTTCAGAAGATCAGTGACTACTACAAAAAAATGGGATTGATTCGGGAGTCCTACGGTCATCTCTTTGAGCAGTCTGAAGAGGGCGATTTTGTGGATGCCATGGCAATTTTGCGACGACTGACAAAAGATGGAGTGGGAGAAGCTGTCGGCTCGGCTCAGTTTGAACAGACCGACCTAGGTCTCATAGTGAAACTGAAGGCTGAAGGAGTACCACCGGGCGAACATGGCATTCACATCCATGAAAATCCAGATGTGGGCCCGGGAAAAAAAGACGGCAAGATCCAGCCTGGAATGGCTGCCGGAGGACACTATGATCCAATGGGAACAGGCAAGCATCTGGGACCTTATGGCGATGGACACTTGGGCGATCTGCCTCGAGCTTATGCACTCGAAGATGGCACAATCGACGCCATTCTTTTGGCGCCTAGGCTAACTCTAGAAGACGTAAGAGGCAGGTCCATTATTGTGCACTCTGGCGGCGATAACTATTCTTACAAGCCAGATCCGATGGGTGGCGGCAAATCTCGAATGCTAGGAGGTGTGATAGAATGAAACTTTTTGAAGCACCCCTTGATTCTTTTTTGTACAAGGACCTGACCTCGACTCTTTACTCTTCGGGCTTTTGGCTGCACGACAATGAGGATCGATTTGGGCGAGAGGCTCTGACAGAATCAGCTGATCTTCTTAAAAAGACACTGCAGAAATTTTTTAAAAAGCACGGTCTAAACATCAAAGTGGTGGCCGAAAGCTTGAGCGAGGAAGATCACGGTGTCGAGATGCAGTCGGATGAAAAACCCAATCGATATCTGATCGGCGCCGAAGCGCGCATGTCGACTCGCAGTAAGGGCCAGATCTATCTCAAGATCGTGATGGCTGAAGAAGGTTTTGATCCGGAGCTGATCAACGCCAAAAAAGTGGTGGAAGACGTGGCCATCAAGGTACGTCACGAACTGATTCATCTGCGGCAGTATGATTCTTTGGCAAGAGATAAGGGTATCACCAAATACCAAGCCAAAAAGCAGTATGAAAAGTGGAACGATATTCCAGAGGAAACTGCTCCGGTCACTGATTATCTCAAGTCTCGCATTGAAATCGACGCTTTCGGCCACGAGTTTGCCGAGCGATTGGCGCAGGAATTTGGCCTGTCTGCCGCGCAGCAAATGGTGGCGAGAAAGGGAGACGTCTCTGAGCTGGCAAGGCTGGCCGATGAAATTGATCTAGGCTACAACTTTCCGCAGTATTTCAGAGACCATCCAGACTCAGAGTTCACCGAGCGTCTTCGCAAGAAGATCAAAAAATACCTGCGTCGTTTTGGCGAGCAGGGCATATATGAGAATGCGCGACGCGCAGAGATAAAAAGCGCCAAAAGGCAGCTGAAAAAAATCATTAGAGAGATCATTAGATCAGGGCGCTAATCGCCAAGCAAACATTTACAACGTCTCAAAAATTGCTATAAGGTAATGAAACATGAGATAGTTCTGAAGGCAAAACGTGACAGCATTTAGGGTTATAGAAGCTTCGGGTTCGAACGGAGTCATACAGTTTAGCACTGACGGTGATTTTGATTCGAGTCCGAATTTTGTTTTTACAACTGGCTCTGAAAGAATGGGCATTGGGGTATCTGACCCTCTTGCCAAGCTTCACGTGTCGGGCAGCACCATTATCGGCGGTCAGCTCACGGACCTGCATCAGATTACGGGTTCTGCTGAATTTGCTAATCCAGTTTCTGCTTTTCAGGGCTTGTCCGGTTCGCTCACTCAATTAACGGACGGCACCTCTTATCTTATTGCCGGCAGCAATATCGCAATCTCCTCGCAGTCTAATGGATCAATCACGATTAGTTCGACGGGAGGCGGTACTTCACCGGGCGGCGCTGATACAAATGTTCAGTACAACGATGGCGGCCTGTTTGGTGGCAATGCTGGATTTACCTACGATGACGCGAATCAGAGGGTTGCAGCAACCCACATAGACGCCAACCTTTCGCTTTCCGCTTCGATAGTTGTGCCAAGCTCTGGCGACAATTCCATACAGATCACCAGCGGCACTCAAAACTATTCTCCTACCGATACTTTTCTTTTTGTCACCGGCATCATTGGAGCTAAGGAAGATAACGCCAGAGGCGTTTCGGTTTTTGCCGGCGACGTTTTGGTTTCTGGTGTTCACTATGTTCCTGAGCTTCAGTTTGACACTGAGGCAACTGTAACTGGTCATTCTACCGGCCGAATGTTTTGGGACGACGGCAATAAGACTGTCTCTCTCGATATGCAAGGTTCTGATGTCAGATTGCAGCTGGGCCAAGAAGAACATGTCTATGCCTTCAACGATTCAGGCGTCGTTATTAATAATGGCGATGCAGTTAGAATATCTGGCGCAAATGGCGGCAATGTCACCGTCGAAAAGGCAATTGCTTCCGTCAAGTCTTTCAAGAAAGAAATCGAGCAAGATCAAATTCTGGGCGTGGCAACGGAGCAAATCGGCCTCAATCAGTCGGGATACATTACTACATTCGGTGCCGTACGGGATCTAAATACTTCGACTTTTGCAGCCGGCGACATTCTGTATCTGTCGTCAGTTACTTCCGGAACGTACACAAATTCTAGGCCGGCTGCGCCAAATTTTGCGGCCAGAGTGGGAGTTGTTCAGGTTTCTAATGCCACTGAAGGCGTTGTACTGGTAAGGCCCCAAGAGCCCACGTTCATAACTGACATAGCCCAGATTACGGGATCCGGAGTCATTGCTGGCGGCAAATCTTATCTGTGTTACGATGATACTACAGAAATAGTCTCTTTTACGAATGCTTTCACGGGATCATTTTTTGCCACCGAGGGCTTAAGCGGATCTCTGACTCAATTGACAGACGGCACATCGTATCTCGTTGCCGGCACCAACGTGACCATCACGTCGGAATCAAATGGCTCCGTAACGATATCTTCCGTAGACACACAGGCCGATACCTATTGGGACTCGACCACCAATGGATCCATATTCACGACTGGATCAGTTGCAATTCCGGGCGCAGAAAACATCGATGCTCCAAGTGATAAAGGCACCGACGTCTTCTTTTATGTCTCAGGGAGTCTAAGTGGAGACTCTGTTTCGCTTTTTGGCGGCGATCTTTTGGCTTCCGGTGCTGTCACCGCTCAGCTGGGTTTAAGCGGCTCTCTGACGCGTTTGACTGACGGGTCTAGCTATTTGGTTGCCGGCGATAATGTGACTATTGCATCGTCCTCTAACGGGCAAGTGACGATTGCCGGTACCACTCCGACCAATGCGCAGTATGTAACACTGGCTAGCGATCCAAATCTCACCGACGAAAGAGTCTTAACCGCTGGTACCGGCATTGATATTACTGACGGAGGTGCCAATAGCACGGTCACCTTAAGCATCGACGACTCCGTTGTTGCGACCGTCTCAGGCACAACTTTTACCGGTGCAACAATTCATCAGGCCGGTCTGTCAGGTTCTTTGACTCAATTGTCCGATGGTACCTCCTATTTGATTGCGGGAGACAATATAACAATTGTTTCGCAGTCCAATGGTGCTATTACTATTTCATCGATTGACACCCAGGCCGATACCTACTGGGATTCAACGACCAACGGCTCGATCTTTACGACGGGATCAGTTGCAATACCTGGATCTGAAAGTGTAGATTCTCCATCCGATAAAGGCACTGACGTCTTCTTTTACGTTTCTGGTGCTCTAGACAATACAAACCGGTCGCTGTTTGGCGGTGATACATATGTTTCTGGCACTGGATACTTCGAACAGGGACTATCAGGTTCTCTCACACAGCTAGTAGACGGAACGTCCTATCTAATTGCTGGATCTGGCATTGCAATTACCACCGGTTCGAATGGAGCAGTTACGATTACCAACGACGGAACTGTTGGCGATATTACTGCAGTCATAGCTGGGAACGGCTTGTTGGGTGGTGGCACCTCGGGCGATGTCACGCTAGAAATCAATGATTCGATCGTTGCAACTGTCTCGGGCACGACATTCACCGGTGCTACTATTCATCAAGCCGGCCTTTCAGGTTCCCTGACACAGTTATCCGATGGTACGTCTTATTTGGTAGCAGGCGACAATGTAACCATTACGTCACAGTCTAACGGCTCGATAACAATCAGCTCAGTTGACACTCAGGCCGATACCTACTGGGACTCAACAACGAACGGCTCAATCTTTACGACTGGATCGGTTGCAATTCCAGGCTCTGAATCTGTAGATTCTCCAAGCGATAAGGGCACTGACGTCTTCTTCTACGTGTCGGGCTCTTTGAATTCTTCTGATGTATCGTTGTTTGGTGGAGATGTCATTACCTCGGGTTCTGTTTCAGGCCTGTTAGGACTGAGTGGCTCTCTTACACAACTAACAGACGGTACCTCTTATCTCATTGCCGGCAGCAATGTTGAAATTACATCAGCATCGAATGGAGCTGTTACGATATCAGCGCCGACTGCTGGCGGCGGAGCTCCAACAAATGCGCAGTACGTAACACTAGCGTTAAATGCAACCCTGACCGACGAAAGAGTACTGACTGGCGGAACAGGCATCGATATTGTCGACGGAGGCGCCAACAGCAATGTAACTCTCAATATTGACGATTCAGTTGTTGCTACAGTTTCTGGCACTACGTTTACAGGCGCTACGATTCATCAGGCTGGTTTGTCAGGTTCGCTAACTCAACTAGCTGATGGCACTTCTTATTTGATTGCCGGCACAAATGTTACTATAACATCCGAGTCTAATGGTGCAGTAACAATTTCGTCAGTCGATACACAAGCCGATACCTACTGGGAATCAACAACCAATGGATCCATATTCACGACTGGATCCGTAGCGATCCCGGGCGAGGAAAGCGTAGATTCGCCAAGTGATAAAGGCACTGATGTTTTCTTCTACGTTTCAGGTGCGTTAGACAATACCAATCGTTCTTTATTCGGCGGTGATGTTTATGTATCCGGAACGGGATATTTTGAACAAGGCCTATCAGGCTCTCTTACGCAGCTATTAGATGGCACCTCTTATCTTGTTGCCGGCGATGGAATTGCAATTACTACCGGTTCGAATGGATCAGTTACAATCACCAATGACGGCACTGTTGGTGATATTACCTCAGTCACTGCCGGAAACGGACTGTTAGGGGGTGGTTCATCAGGTGATGTTACGCTGGAGATTGACGATTCAATTGTTGCTACCGTTTCTGGCACTACATTTACCGGTGCTACAATTCACCAAGCCGGTTTGTCTGGATCGCTGACTCAACTAGCTGATGGAACATCTTATCTGATTGCTGGAGCCAACGTCACAATCGCTAGTGAGTCCAACGGCGCCGTAACAATTTCTTCAGTCGATACTCAGGCTGATACTTACTGGGACTCGACAACCAACGGTTCGATCTTTACGACGGGATCAGTCGCTATTCCGGGTGCTGAGTCTGTAGATTCCCCGCTGGACAAGGGAACCGATGTCTTCTTTTATGTTTCTGGTGCACTAGACAAAACTCAGACATCGTTGTTTGGTGGGGATATAACAGCTTCCGGTTCTGTTAACGGCTTGTTGGGCCTTAGTGGCTCTTTGACTCAATTAACCGATGGTCGATCATATTTAGTTGCCGGATCGAACACGACTATCGTCTCTGAGTCTAATGGTCAAATCACAATTTCAAGTGATACTCCTGCTGACGCTCAGTACGTGACTCTGGCCCTCAATGCAGAGCTATCTAACGAAAGAGTTCTGACAGGTGGAACAGGCATTGATATTGTCGACGGAGGAGCAAACAACAACGTAACTCTAAACATTGACGATTCAATTGTGGCCACTGTATCTGGTACAACTTTTACCGGAGCAACAATCCATCAGGCTGGTCTTTCTGGTTCGTTGACACAGCTGGCCGATGGCACTTCTTATCTCATTGCTGGAACCAACGTCACAATCACCAGTGAGTCAAATGGCGCTGTAACAATTTCTTCAGTTGATACTCAGGCTGATACTTACTGGGACTCGACGACCAATGGTTCAATTTTTACAACTGGATCTGTTGCAATTCCAGGTTCTGAGTCTGTTGACTCGCCAAGTGATAAAGGCGCAGACGTCTTTTTTTACGTATCGGGAGCTTTAAATAATACCAACCGCTCTCTTTTTGGTGGCGATGTCTATGTATCGGGAACAGGTTATTTTGAGCAGGGATTGTCTGGATCGCTAACTCAACTTCTCGATGGTACTTCCTATCTAATTGCCGGCGATGGAATTGCAATTACGACAGGATCAAATGGCGCCGTAACAATCACAAATGACGGCACAGTGGGAGACATCACGTCAGTAACGGCTGGAAACGGTCTTCTTGGTGGAGGATCTTCAGGTGATGTCACCCTTGAGATTGACGATTCTATTGTTGCAACAGTATCTGGCACAACATTCACAGGCGCTACTGTTCACCAAGCCGGACTTTCTGGTTCTTTAACTCAGCTGGCTGATGGCACCTCTTACCTGATTGCTGGTACAAATGTTACGATTACTTCGGAATCCAACGGTGCCATCACAATTTCTTCGATAGACACGCAAGCCGACACATATTGGGATTCCACCACCAACGGATCTATCTTTACAACAGGTTCAGTTGCGATACCTGGCGCTGAATCTGTCGATGCGCCAAGCGATAAAGGCACAGACGTTTTCTTTTATGTATCTGGCGCGCTAGATAAAACACAGACAGCTTTGTTTGGCGGTGACATTACAGCGTCTGGATCAGTAAATGGCCTGTTAGGACTTAGCGGCTCACTCACGCAATTAACAGACGGACGATCTTATTTGGTCGCTGGATCCAATGTAACAATCGTTTCAGAATCAAATGGTCAAGTTACAGTCTCCAGCAACACTCCTGCAAATGCCCAATATGTCACCCTGGCACTCAATGCTGAATTGACTGATGAAAGAGTTTTAACCGGTGGAACAGGCATCGATATTGTCGACGGAGGGGCAAATAGCAACGTAACTCTGAATATCGATGATTCAGTTGTGGCGACTGTCAGCGGAACCACATTTACTGGCGCCACTATTCACCAAGCCGGCCTTTCCGGATCATTAACTCAGTTGGCCGATGGCACTTCTTATCTCATTGCGGGTACCAATGTTACTATTACCTCAGAGTCCAATGGCGCAGTAACCATAAGCTCTATAGATACTCAGGCTGATACTTACTGGGAATCTACTACAAATGGATCTATATTCACGACTGGATCGGTTGCAATACCTGGAGTTGAGAGTGTAGATTCTCCCAGTGACAAAGGAACGGATGTCTTTTTCTACGTTTCTGGCGCTTTAGACAATACCAATCGATCTTTGTTCGGTGGTGACATTTATGTGTCTGGTACGGGTTACTTTGAGCAAGGATTGTCAGGATCCCTAACCCAGCTCCTGGATGGCTCTTCTTATCTTGTTGCTGGATCTGGTATTGCAATTACGACCGGCTCAAATGGTTCTGTTACCATTACCAATGATGGAACTGTTGGCGATATTACATCGGTCAATGCTGGTAATGGTCTATTGGGTGGCGGTACTTCAGGCGATGTTACTCTTGAGATTGATGATTCTATTGTTGCAACCGTCTCAGGTACAACATTCACCGGCGCAACAATTCACCAAGCTGGCCTCTCTGGTTCGTTGACTCAGCTAGCAGACGGTACATCTTATTTGATTGCCGGCGACAATGTTACTATCACCTCGGAGTCAAATGGCGCAGTAACCATCAGTTCAACGCAGGCTGATACCTACTGGGATTCAACAACTAACGGATCTATTTTCACAACAGGTTCGGTTGCCATTCCCGGCTCTGAGTCAGTTGATTCTCCAGATGATAAAGGCGCTGATGTCTTCTTTTACGTTTCAGGGGCAATCGGGTCAGCAAATGGTGCTTTTCCAGGAGTCTCACTGTTTGGTGGCGATGTTGTTATTTCCGGCTCAATTACGGCTTTGGCCGGCTTTTCCGGATCTTTTAGCGGATCTTTTACAGGAGACGGCAGCGCTCTAACAAACGTGACTGCCTCCTACGTTTCCTCTTCGGTTATTGAAGGCGGCACAGTCGGCGAAGTCCTTGCTGTTAACGGCAGTGGTATTTCTGAGTTTACTCATAACCTTGTTGATGCAACTAATACAGCAACTCTAGCTCTAGTTGCTCGATATGCTTACGATGGCACCGGTGTGATCTCCCTTGATTGGGGTAATCGTATTCTGGAATATCCTAATGGCGTTGATGCCGTCGATTGGGGAACAAACAACCAACTGACCATCACAGGATCCACAGACGTATCAGGCACTCTTAACGTCACCGGCGATACTTCTATTGAGAGCGATCTGTTTGTGACCGGCACTTCTGTCCACCTAGGGGGCTTATCCGGCTCTCTTACACAGCTGGCCGATGGTACTTCTTATTTGATTGCTGGTCCAGGCGTAACAATTACGTCTGCGTCAAATGGCCCTGTTACGATATCTTCTACAGCTGCATCTGTTTCTACCTACTGGGATTCAACAACCAATGGTGCTATATTCACTACGGGTTCAGTCGCAATTCCAGGAGGTGACTCTGGAACAATAGATGATCCGACGGATAAAGGCACTGATGTTTTCTTTTACGTCTCAGGCGCTCTAGACAAGACTCAGACTGCTCTGTTTGGTGGCGATGTTACGGCTTCTGGTTCTGTCAATGGTTTGCTTGGTCTATCCGGCTCTCTCACGCAATTAACAGACGGCACCTCTTATTTGATTTCTGGCGATAATGTCATCATTACTTCACAGTCAAATGGTTCAGTCACTGTCAGTTCAGTTCAAGCGGATACCTACTGGGATTCGACGACTAACGGATCTATATTCACAACTGGCTCTGTAGCAATTCCTGGAGCTGAAGCTGGTACCGTAGATGCACCAAGCGATAAAGGAACGGATGTCTTCTTCTATGTTTCTGGCGCCATAAATTCGGCGGGCGGAGCTTCTGAAGGCGTTTCGGTATTTGGCGGCGATGTTTCAGTTTCTGGTTCTGTCCGCTATTACAATAGCATCACCACACCCACAACTCGCATCACACAACCGGTCTATACAGCGACAATCAACGACTATCGAATCGGCGTGAGATACACAGCGACCGATGAAGTGACCATTCAGCTTCCTAAAATTTCAGACGTGGGCGAGAGAGATCTGAGATTCAAAGACGAAGACGGCAATGCCAAGAAAAACAACATCACGATCGTGGCATCCGGCTCAGATCTGATCGACGGCGATTCGACCGCGATATTAAATAGAAATTACATTGCCATCAGTCTTTATAACGATGGCACATCCAACTGGTTCATCGAGTAGACATTATGGCATACATACCCGAACTTCTTGCATTTGAGGAAACCCTGGCGACGTCCTATGATCTCACCGTCGGTCCAACCACCTTTACATCCTCTGACATTTCCGATTACAATAGGATTTCGGTCCAATTTGTCGGCTCAAGTATTCAAGGCGACACCGAAGTTACGCTACAACAGTCAAACGACGGAACTAACTACGATGATATGGAAAATGGTTCTATACTTGTCACCCCTTCCAATAGCGCTTTCACTTTGGAGCGCACTGTCTTTACAGGCAAATTTTTGCGTGTTTCCTTGGACATTACGGATCGAGGCACGCTGTCAATATACTTAGTTGCAAAGAGATAAACGAAATGGGCAAAGTAATTACAATTGATTCTGTCGAGGACGACATTCAGGTGCTGACCGCAAAATTAGCGCAGCAAATAATACTGATCAATGACTTGAATCTGATCACTAAAAAGAACTTGCATCAAAGTCGAATTGCAAACATGTATAAAGTGCACGAAAACGATTTTGTCATTGATCCTAATATTTTCGAAAATGACGAGTTAGATTGATATGTCGACAACAATTCAAGATGGAACAGGAACCAGAAACCGGCTGAGAGTGACCGGTCAAAATCGATTACTGTCGCAGGCTGTTATTATTACTGAAGAAGATAATGCTATTGTAGTGGGAGACGGTTATCAGATCGCTTCGACTCCGGTCAGTTTTACCGGCGCTAATGAGACAGCAGTGCTATATACCAAAAATACAGACGATAGAGACTTCGTGCTGGACCGGGCTGTTTTGATTTTAGGCACGGCTGTCAGTGCTAGTTCCGATCAGGACTGGACCTTCAGAGTTCTGCGAAATCCAACGTCGGGAACCATTATCGATAATGCAGTATCAGCCGGCATCTCAAACTCCAATCACGGCTCTGCGAATATTCCAAACGGAGATAATTTTAAAGGAGTAGAGGGTGACACACTAGTGGATGGTACCGGCGCTCCACAGAAGATCAAGCAATCAATTGACAGAATTATTTTGCCGCTTGGGCGGCGGCTTCCTAAGGGCACTAGCATTGGCTTTAAACTTACACCTCCAAATGGGACGGTTACAGCTACAGCTCTTGTCGTCACACATTGGTGGTACGACAATGATACACTCGGGTGATTAAAAATGGCAACAACAATTGAAGACGGAACGGGTCAAGGTTTTTCGCTAAAAATTGATAGTGAAAACAGAGCTCTAGCCTCTGTTAAAAGCGAAACTTTTTTTGAAGATGCCGTTGGAAGAGGCAACGCATTCAATATTAATACTGAATTTTTGGCAGTTTCGGCATCGATTGAAACTCCTCTACTTTATTTTAAAAATAATGAAGATAAAGATATCGTGATTGCAGCTTGGTTTATCGGCACTGGACTCAGTGGCGGATCCGAAACTGAAAAGGCTTTAATGAGAGTCTACCCAAATATTACTACGGGCTCTATTGTTTCTGCTGGTACAGATATTACAGTCGTCAACAGAAAAATTAGCAGTGCAGTGACTTTTGAAGTTGATGTCAAAAAAGGCGGTGACGGCTTTTGGATGAATCCAACAGGATCAAACACTCCTGTACTTTATCAGACTCAAAATGCTGCTTCTAGAGTTTTTGGCAATGTTTATTTGGTAGTACCAAAGGGAGGATCACTGGGCGTCTCTTACGAGCCCAATGGTCAGCAGCCTATTAACATCTATACAGGCTTTCAAGGTTTCTTGCTTGCAAATAACAGCTAGGAAAAAATATGGGATTTAATATTGAAGATGGAACAGGCAACGGTTATCTTGCGCAAGTCACTGATGTCAACAGACTTAAGACAGATGCAGTGCAGAGAACTGAGCGGGAAGAGGCAGCAATTTCCGGCGATGCTTACCTGATCGGATCTGGATTTGTAACTCTCACATCGGCAAATCAAAGTGCAGTGCTTTATTTTCAAAATGATAATGATTTTGACCTGGTTATCACCAGATTTTTGGTCGGGGTCAGAGCCAGTACCGGTGGTACAGAGAACCACGTCAGAGGCATCATCATTAAAAATCCGACGGCTATGAGTGGCGGTTCAAGCACTGCTCTTTTGGCTCCCAACATTAATTTTGGATCTTCTAACACACTCACGCTCACCAGCGAAATAGGCGCTGAGGCCGCTTCATTGACGGGCGGATCTACATATGCAGCCTTGGTTGCCCCGGTCGAATCGCTAACTACGGAAACTGCAGCGACAATTTTGCCCAAAGGGTCTTCCATTGGGGTTAATATCATACCTCCGCCATCCAATACGTCTCTGCAAGTCTCCGTGGGGATTAATGCGCATAGACTACCAAACAATAATGGAGCTTAAGAAATGGGATTTCAACTATTAGACGGCACAGGTTCTGGAAAGAAAGCTAAAATCGACTCATCTAATAAACTTCAAGTTAGAAGCGTTATTGAGCCTGAATTTACAGAGGCAGCTGCAAGTGGAGAGGCGTTTTTCCTAGGCACTCCTCTAGTTAATCTAACGAATGCAGCAGAAAGCGCTATATTTTTCTGTGAAAATAATGAAGACAAAGATCTCATTTTTGAAAACTTCTTTTTTGTTGCTGAAGCCACAACTGGCGGTTCGCCTGATATGTTCAGAGTGAACTGGTATAAAAATCCGACTTCTATTTCTTCCCCAACAGCAACTACATCTCTTAATCAAAATTTTGGTTCCTCCAAAGAATTAGATGTGACACTGCAATATGGTGCTCAAGGTTCGACTGTCACGGGAGGCACTAATGTGGCATTACTTAGCTTTCCAATTGGCCAATTTAATAATTTGCAACCTGCAAGATTGGTTTTGAAAAAAGGCAATTCATTTGCCATTACTGTTACTCCTCCGACCGGCAATACATCTATGGACGTTCAGTTTGGCGCCAGAACCTTTTTGTTTACTGAGAGGTAATAATGGCGCGCAGAACTTCTATTATCGATGATAACCAGCAAGCTCTGATTGAGGACGGCGGATATCTGCGCGTGTCTCCTGCACCATTTCCGCCAGATGACGAAAGAGATATTCAGAAGGTCTTCCGTGATTTTTTGACTCTGGATGGGGATGGCACAACATCAAGCATGCTTGTTGACGGCTCCACAACTTCGCAGCTTTTTTATATTCAAGCCGTGCCAAATCTGGACATTTATATTACCAGCGTATCTTTTTTGATAGCTGCAACTGGCGTGTCACTTGGCAATGATTTTTTGGGCATTGGCTCGGCATTGACTAACGGGGTGCGAATATATTACGAAGACAACAATGGCGAAACAAATATTGCCACGGATCTGATCGTTAACTTCAGTTTTATTCGGTTGTGCCAGGGTAATCCAGCCTTTGGCGATGCCGCTAATGCTTTTTTGGCTCCGTCAATTTCAGGTAGCGGTAAGAACGTCTCTGACGGTTATTTGCCTGTTTTGGATTTCAAAGGCGTATTTGGCTTTCAGTACGGTTTGAAGTTGGCCAAAAATACCAATCACCGCCTGGTCGTCGAAATCAATGACGATCTCACAGCAGGCACTGTTGGCGCCGGCGCTCAGTTCGATGCAATTGCTTACGGCTTTGAGCGCAAGGAAGGCTGATTTGGAATTTTATCCTCCCACCAAGATCAAAGTGGCGCAATCTCCTGGAAAGGGCCTAGGTGTATTTGCCACCGAAGCTATTTCGGCCGGAGAAGTCATCGAGTGCACGCCTATTCACTCTCTCAGTTCAGAAGACGAATCCCTCCGCGACTATCAGTTCTGCTATCCCAAGTCTCTAAATTATCGAGAACAGGTGCTGGCTTGGGGCTACGGCTCGCTCTACAATCACAGTTCCGAGCCCAATTGCTGCTGGAGAAACCATCCTGAATTTCGAGGTTTTGAGTATTATGCGCTACGCGATATTCACTCGGGTGAAGAGCTGTTGATAAACTACGGCGGCACTCCATATTGGCAAAATGGTCGCGATCACGTGGAAGTCGTGGAGCCCGAAAGAAGCTACGCCTATTTCAGTCTTTCTCCCGACGACATGGCTAAACAGCTTTCCGAAGCCGGCATTCCCTGCTACAATCTGATTTCCAATCCGATGGATTTTGATTATTATAATGTCAAGCAATTTCCTACGCTTTTAGTTTTGGACGAAAACAAAAATGTGATAGGGCAAACATCCGGCCGCGGAAAGATTCTGGCCGTGATTAACCGCAAAAAACTTCTGGAGTTTTCATGACAATTAAATTGGTCAAGAGCGTTAATTTCGGCAGATCCCAGCGCGGACTGGCCACGGTGGGCTTCACTCTGATCGACGGCGATGGAAATATCTCCGCAGCCAGATCGACGACAGGCGTGCACGAAGTTGGAACTGACACAGGCATTTATGCATCGCAGATCAATTTTACCACAGAGTTTTCCGGCTCGATCCTATGGGACACCGGAGGCGGCAATCCGAGATACGCTTCAGAAGAATATAATCCGACCGACGAGCGACTCAAGTTCAATTACGACATTGCCGGTGGCAAGTGGATCCTGGATCCGACCCTCAATCAGATGATCTTTTTTGCCGAAGATAACACCACAGAAATTGCCCGTTTCGACATGAAAGATTCTGCTGGATCGCCAACTGTCAACGAAGTCTTCTCACGCACAAGGACTTAGCGCATGGTCGCTTCCATCGTCACGAGAGGCTTTGGCAACAATCCGGCCACATCCACTCTCACCAAAAAGATCGTCACGCAGGGATATGGCGGCGAAATTGCGCCAACTCCTCCTGCGCCCCCCATTGAAATTGGCGGCGGTGGAACCAAGATCGGTCGCCAACCTCAGAGCGTTCTTTACACCGTCAAGGCCTGCCTGGTAGAAGTCAATGACAAAATGGTGCACCAAGAAATCTGCGGCATTAAAAAACGCACTGTGCCGCCTAAGACTCGAGACCCAATGATCCGAGCCCGTCTCAAAAACAATTCGGTCGCAAGGAGTAGAAGCGGGATATTTATCAAAGCAAAGCTGTTGAGGCGGCCCAAAGAGGATAGCGACGACGGAGAATCCGCATGAGTGATTTTGACATTTATCTAGACACAGACAACAGCCTGGCCTTTTCGGTGGACATTGCTGGAGCTGCTGGATCATCTGTTCGTAGCCAGTTCGTCATGGAAGGACCCAATGGCATCAACTTTTGCTTCAAGGGGCGAAGCGAAGGCAAAGAGATCCACGTCGAGATACCCACCCTGAAAAACATGATATCAGAGGGCAAATACAATACGCGACTCGAGGTGATCATCGACGACCGAGTTTTTGTGCCGCTCGAGCTCCAGACCGAACTGAGACGCACAGTGACAGTTGAAGCTGCGGTCAAGACAATCAACCGCTCCCAACCCATCGTGACAGCCGCGGTCATCAATCGACCCAAGATCGTGGAACAGACTGCGGCAGTGCCTGTCGAGCCCGAACCGACTCCGACGGAAAAGGAAGAGCCGATTGAGGTCAAACAAGAGCCGGCCAAGCAAGAAAAGCCTGAGCCCCAAAAGAAAGCTGCGGCCAAAAAGCCGACCAAGACCAAGACCGAATCGGCAAAGCGCAGACCCAAGAAAAAGGCCGCTAGCAAAAAGCTTAAAGACGAAGAATTTCTCAAGCTACTGGAGAGCTACGACCTGATCTAATTTACTCACTGGTCATTGTGATTACTATATTGACATGCAGTCCTGCAAAGATAAAATTGAAAAGCTGAAAAAAGAGAGTCTTTCTGGAGATATCAATCGAATGGCACAAGCCCTCGAGGACGCTATTCAGCTGCTTTGCGAACTGGACGAAGAGAGAGAATCGCTGTGGCAATTGTTGGACGAAATGAAAGCGTCTGATATCAAAAATCACGCCGCAGCCCAAAAAGAATCGATTGACGAAGCTGTCAGCAGGGCGCAGTCTCTTTTGATGGCGAAGGTTGCTAAAGCATGAGACAAATTCGAATTGGAGACACCGTGCGGGCTTTTTTGGATCCGACGCTGCACGGACAAGTTGTTGAGATATTTTACAAGCAAGTTGGAGGCGGATACATGATGGTAGGCGGCGTGCCTCCCGTTGAGGCCTTTGCCAAAGTTCAACTGCCCAATGGCCAGGTTCGAGTTGCCAAGACCACGGATCTGTCCATTCAAAATCCATAGTGTGGTACCTATACGTTGTTGAATGCTGTGATGGCTCTCTTTACTGTGGCATAACAAAAGATGTAACAGATCGAGTTGTTACTCACAATAGAGGCAAAGGTGCCAAGTATACCCGGGCTCGCCGGCCTGTCAGGCTTTTGCAGTGTGCAGAGGTATCAGAGAATAAAGGCGCAGCTTTGCGCGCAGAATACCGATTTAAAAAACTGCGACGCAAAAAGAAACTAGAAACGCTGTCAAGTGGTCTTGAGGTCTTTACAAGGCAAATTGCAAGTGAATACCAGTGACAATCGTATAAACTAAGCAGCAAAACACTATAGCAACTTTGGTCCACATATGTCTACGCATGGAATAAAACAGGACCATACCCGCAAAAGTCAGTGACAGCTTAGAGACAAAAAAGTGCCATGGCCCCATTTTTATCATCATGTCCATGAGAGGATTGAGCTCTTCAGCGGCGCCAGACGTCACAGCCTCCCAAGTCAGCATTGCGTCAATGACACTCAGTAGACCCAGAAAAATAATAGCGAGTATCCAATAAAAGTCTTTTGTCACGGGTCTCTCCAGAAAATTTGAATGGCCATGATGACAATAGACAACGCAATGCAGATCATAGTTTTAGTCCGAAAGGGCGACTCGTCCAGATAAAAATATGTCATGGCTGGAAATACTAAATATGAGGCGCCAAAAGCCAATAGCCGTACGGACCAAAGGTTGTCAAAATATGAATAACCGACCTTTGTTGCATAAAATGTTAATAACGATATGGGTATGCTTAGAACCAAAGCAATCATTAAAGCAGCGCGCTGGTTTTGCATAATGAGCTGAGCATTCGATGCATACCATATGGTCACGTGCATGATCACAAAGATGACCATGATTAAAAGAATCTGCATGTAATTTTCCGATGTCCACAATAATGAGCTGAATCAATGCCCACAGAATTACTTATCTATGTGAGTGATCGCCCTGCAAAACCTCTGGTCAAAGTTTTGAGTACAGGCTTTGAACCTCTCTATAAAATTCGATGGCAGGATGCTATCAAAGATCTTTATTCTGGCCGTTTTGAAGTAGTAGAGCATGATCCAGACATCAGCATCGGTACTTCTTCTGGCCAAGAACCTTTTCCTGCCGTAGTCCGTTTTGCGCGCGGCGTTTTTTTGGGCGCTCTAAAATTCAAGCCCAAGCAGCTCAGACCCACTCGCAGAAACATATACGAGCGAGACAGTGCCACCTGTCAATACTGTGCCAGCCGAATCTCTTTCTCTCGCGCCACAATGGATCACGTGGTGCCAAAATCCCGCGGCGGAAAAAACACTTGGTCCAATTTAGTATTGTCCTGTGCTACATGCAATAACAAAAAAGGTAATCGAACTCCTGGAGAAGCCAATATGAAATTGCTCAATAAAAAGGGTTATTCCAGTCCGGAGTTTTAAGGACGTTTGCCTATATTTAGTATCGATGCGCAGAGAAAAAATACAGATTAACGACGATGTTTTTGATGTTGAAGTTGCCGAAACTGAAAAGGAACGAGCTCAGGGCTTGATGCATCGACGACATTTGCCGGTTGGTCGTGGCATGTTTTTTGTAATGGATGGCGGACCAGCCTCGTTTCACATGAAGAACACACACGTTCCTCTTGATATTTTGTTTTTTGACGCGCAGGGCAGGGCAGTCAAGATTGATTCTATGGCGCCTCATATCGGTCACAGTCGGTGTAACAAAGATGTAAGATACGTATTAGAACTGCCTGCTGGAACATGTCAGCAATGCGGCATTATTCAGGGTGATGTAATGAAAATCAAAAGCGAAGAAGCACTCAAAGACATGGTAATGGAAGTTCTGCAAGAATCCTGGCAGAATCCAAAAAGAATTAGCGATATCGTATATCGGCCCTGGTCGCTTAAGTTTTATGAACAGGTCAGGCAGATCAAGTCTCGCATGCATGAAAGCGGAGAAAAGCTGAACTGGTTTGAGCAGGAAATGCTGGGGACGGACATCGGAGAATTTGCGTTATATGAAGGGCGTAAGGTGCCTCTGGACATTCCTATTCCCGAAGGTTTGGAAGAAGCTGACTATCAGGGCAAAGACGTGGAGCTTAACAAGCCCAAAAGAGGTGGCAGTGGAAATTCGAAATTTCACGTATATGTGAGAGATCCCAAGACCAAAAACGTGAAAAAAGTACAGTTTGGTATTAAAGGCATGACAGTGGGCATTGACGATCCAGACCGCGTGAAGTCATTTGTGTCACGGCATCAGTGTAAAAAGAAAAATGACAAGACCAAAGCTGGATACTGGTCCTGTCGTTTGCCTCGCTACTGGAAGTCTCTGGGTCTCAAAAAGACCGGCAAGCAGTGGTGGTAATGGAGCTAGGCCCACTGCCATTCAGCGAAAAAAAGATTGCATCCAACCACTATGTTCGCAAGTTTTTGGCATCGTCCGCAGAAAAAATGGTGTGGCACCAGGATCCCGAAGATCGCACGATAAAATTATTGGCCGGCAGCGGTTGGCTTTTGCAGATGGATAATGAGCTGCCAATAAAATTAGTGCGCGGAGAGTCTTACAATATTCCCCAATTTATTTGGCACCGTCTAATTGCAACTTCAGGCGCAACGGATATTGAAATTGAAGTGATAAAGAAACCGGCATAATGTCCCTTCGGAAAATTACTTACTGGGATATTTAGTTCTGAGTAAGTCATGCCAAAGTTTCAATCACCAAGTAAACCAAGTGTCGTCGGAAATAGCGTATCGACGCAAGTTTTAAATACGCTAGATACTCCTTCTGCTGTACCCGCTCCAGCTGCGTTTATAGGAACATCAATTTCTGGCCCTGCTTTTGTACCATTTGATATTGCTAGTGATTCTGATTTTGAATCTGTTTTTGGCACCTTAGAAGAAGCTGTTGAACAGCAAAAAAACGGCATGTTGGCAGCAAATCGTTATTTTATAAATGGCGGAGGATCGATAGTTTATTTTCGTACTTTGGGTGCTGGAGATTGTAAAGCAAGATTGACAACAGGGAATAATCCAGGCAGCGTCAACAACGCTGGTTTTGTGGTCGGGCAGGAAATAATCAATACCGGCACCAATCTTGTAGGCCCCAATACGTATGCAGGATCTACTGCAACAAATCCGGGAGTTTTGGGTCGCGCCTATTTTTTGGTGGCCTTTATGTCGGAATCGGCTGGCTCCACCTACCTTTCCGATGCCGGCATTCAAACTGTCGGGCAAAATACCGCTGCGCCAATTATTCGCGGCATGCTATTTGCTCCGTCTGGCGTTGTTCTCTCTCTGAGTTCTAATCTTGAGCCCAATAACACGCCAACGTCGATTGCTGCGTATGATACTTTTGGAAATTCAGGCGATGGTGGATGCAATATTGGTAGTATGGTATCTTCGTTTGGAACATCGACATTTCAAATGCTTTTAAATGGCCATGTATCAACTGATGCTTATCCTAGTTCCATTTATTGTTCAATGAATCCAGTTGCAACTTATCAAGATTTGATTGAAAGCAGCTTGATAACTGAATTTGATTTGCCTGTCAACAAGAGCTTGGGAGATTCATTGTATTTTGCTGATGTGTTTAATACTGATCCTACCAAAATTCAAGAAGCTGGGCATTATTTGCATTTACATTATGATGTTTATTCTGATCTTGCTGTAGTAACAGGTTCGGGGCTTACAGACAACACAGTTAATTTCAATGAAAGAGAGCCAGTCGTATTACTGTTAACATCTTCAGCAGCAAGAAATACTGCAGTTGATGGAACGGTTGAATATGTTGGCATACCTAATTTTGAAAACTATCAGAACAGATTTGCTAAAGCATTTTCGCCGTTTGTTGTTTCGCAAAAGATAAATGGAAAACGATTTGACTTATTTAAATTGCATGCATTTTCTGACGGTAAACTAAAAGAAGATTTAAAGTTTATAATAAGCAATATTGTTCCGGATTCAACTCCAGCTGGTTGGGCTAAATTTAATCTAGATGTTTTTGCAGCTTCGGCTAGCGAACACGAGCCTACGTTACCACTAATTTCTTTTTTAGACTGTACGCTAGATCCAGTTTCTGAAAATTTCATTGTTAATAAGATTGGCGATAGATATGCTTATTATGATTTTGATACAGATTCAAACGCACAAAAGACTGTCATTGTCGGCGGCCGGCCGCTTACCAATCAATTCATTCGTGTCGAAGTTTCTCAAGAACTTTTAGATGGTAATATACCTAATTTTGCAGTTCCTATTGGTTTTAGAGGCCCTTACCACCTCGTGACATCCGGTACAGCTTTACGTACAGGGGAACCCGTTTTAACAGGCACTTTTAGTAGCGACGCTACTGATATATCAGGCATTTCAACAGATACCCTGCGCCGCGTTGTGCAGCCCCCCATAGAATTTAGAGAAAGACTTTCTGAAGGAGTTCCTGGTACTGATCAACTTAAAGTCATGCCTGGATTAACTTGGGGTATTCAGTACTCCAGGAAAGATGATATCGATAATCCAAATATTAGACACGATATCGGTTCAATGCAAAACATGTTTTTGTATTTCCCAGATTTCAATACTGACTTCAGAAATCCATGGATTGGAGACAATGCCGGAGTTGCCGATGTGGCTGGCTGTATTTTAGATGCTGATCGTTTTAACAACAACCTTTTTACCCTAGAGCGCATTGCAGTTATAACCGGTTCTTCTGGCAATGGCAAATCTCTTTTGGCACCTGATCCTTCAGAATGGCCGGCCGCAATTTATGTAAGAAATGGAAAACTGCCATCGGCATTAAATAAATCAGATGCCACAGGTATCAGTGATAAAATTCGTTTTGTCGATCCCAATACGGATTTTAAAGATCCGGCCAGCAGAAAAAATTTGTCATTTACCGTTCCCATGCAGGGTGGATTTAATGGATTGAATATATTTGATGAACAGTCTAACAACATGACAGATGTTGCTGTTTTTAGAAATCGTTTTGATCCTAATTTAAATGGACCGTCCCAGTCAACTACGGCTGCTTACAGTAAAGCTTTAGATATTTTATCAGAAAAATCCGAAGCTGATATGCAACTTTTATCAATACCTGGCATAAGGCACCGTGTAATCACTAATAAGGCTGTACAGTTATCGCAAGACAAATTTAACGTTTTATTTATTGGTGATGTTGAACAGTACGATTCAGATGAGAATTACGTAACCGGTTCTGAACAAGAACCTGATTTAACGAATACGATAAATAAATTTGAAGAAAGAGCTTTAGGTAGTTCGTTTGGTGCTTTTTATTTTCCAGATGTACTCATAAATTTTCCGGAAACTGAAAATTTAGAAAATCTAATAATAAAAACTCCACCATCAGTTGGCCAAATTGGGACAATTGCACTCAATGATAATATTGCTGGTCCGCATACGGCTCCCATGGGATATACTCGCGGTGCGATAGGAAACGCAATGCAATCAACTATAGCTTTTGATGAAGAGACAGATGTAGAAAGGCTTATAGCAGCAGCAATTAATCCTATTGTTGATGATGTAAATGTTGACGGTGTAATTTGCGCAGTATCTCAAAAAACAACTCTGCAACAAAAAACAGGATTTTCGCGAATCAATATTCGGCGTTTAATGATTGAAATTAGAAGAACAGTCAGAAATATTGCACGATTATTTCTTTTTGAAGTAGCAAAAGCTTCTACCGCACGACAATTTGAAGCAGCTGTAAATTCTTTTTTAAATGGACTTACAGCTGCTAATGTAATATCAGATTATCGAGTCAGTATTGACCAAACGTCTTTTGTCGGCAGCCAGCAGCCAATTAGCAATAACGTGCAGGTTAACGTTGGTAAGTTTCGACCCCTCGGCGATCTTCTCAATCAGCAAAGAAACGCAGAGACAGAACTTAAAACAATAAGAGCCAGCGTCTTTGTTCAGCCTATTCAGTCTGAGGAGATCATACAGCTGGACATCGACGAATCAGTGGAGGATTTGTAATATGAAAGCAATATTGGACAGAAATCTCGAAAAATTCATGAGCCGTAAACTCCTGGTCTGGGTGACGACCACGGTGCTTTTGACCGTCGACAAAATTGACGGAGAACAGTGGCTGGCTATTGCTCTGGCCTATATTGGCTCTCAGGGCATTGCAGATATTGCCACGGCCTGGAAGACCGGAAAGCTGCTCAAAAAATAAACTTATTGTCACTACGTACTATAATCTCCCTTGTACGGAGGATAAATGATTCACAGCGCTGGAGTGGCGGTTATTGATTGGGCAGGCGATGAACCTTGTGTGCTTTGCGTTCGTTCATATGGCAAGTGGGACTTTCCTAAGGGTAAATTAGATGTCGGTGAAAGTCACATTCAGGCAGCGTGTCGAGAACTTGAAGAGGAGACAGGCATCAACGTAGGACGCGATGCTGCATTGGTAGGCGTCAACGCCCCGCCGGTCACCTATCGAACTAAAGGCTCAAAGAAAAAGACGGCAACATACTTTTTGGCCGATCGAACTTCTGATGTGCAACCGTTTCTGCCTGTAAGTCCTGAACTGGGCCATCCTGAGAATGACGCTTGGGAATGGATTCCAGTCAGTCGTTTATCTGAGACGATGCCTGCTAGGTTGCAGCCCGTCGTCGCGTACATTAACGATTGGATCGAGAGTGATTAGGAGATTAAGTGAACAAGGTTCTGCTTGAATATGTTTGGTTAGATGGGTACAAGACGCCCAATTTGCGCAGCAAAATTAAAGTAATAAATGCCCACAAAGACAGTGGAAAGCCCACGGGCGGATGGAATGGCACCGCACCTGACTGGAACTTTGATGGCTCCTCTACGCGTCAGGCTCCTGGAGATAATTCCGAAAGAATTCTAAAGCCGGTTCGATACTACCCTTACGACAAGACCAATACACACTTGATTGTGCTATGCGAAGTCTTTAATCCGGACGGTACTCCTCATGAATCCAACTATCGTGCTAAGCTGCGTGAGAATCAGGATTTTGCCGATGGTCAAGCATTTTGGTGGGGATTTGAGCAGGAATATTTTCTGACCAAAGATCGCAAGCCGCTTGGTTTTCCTGAGGGAGGCTATCCAGGTCCGCAAGGCCTCTATTACTGCGGTGTTGGTGGCAATCAGGTCAAAGGTCGTAAGGTTGTAGAGGAACATCTGCACAAATGTCTCGAGATGGGTATAGAGCTGACAGGCATCAATGCCGAGGTTGCCGTGGGCCAGTGGGAGTTTCAGTGTTTTGGAGATGACACACTCAAAGCATGTGACGATCTTTGGATCAGCAGATATCTGCTTTATCGTATTGCAGAGTCACACGGACTGGATGCCGATATCAGGCCCAAGCCGGTCAAAGGCGACTGGAACGGTTCTGGCTGTCACACCAATTTTTCCAACGGCATTATGCGAGCCGGCAACGAAAAACACTTCAAGCAGGTTCTCAAGTCGCTAGAAAATCGGCATTTTGAACACGTCGATGCTTATGGGGAAGATAATGATCAGCGGCTGACAGGCCTGCACGAAACGCAGCACATTTCGAGATTTAGTTGGGGCGTGGCCGATCGCGGTGCATCAATTCGGGTGCCGGCTGATACTGCCAAAAAGTGGACAGGTTATCTTGAAGATCGTCGACCAGCATCAAACTGCGATCCTTATAAGGTCGCCAACTTAATCGTTGAAGCTGTCAAGGTTTGCAATCGTGAAAAATGATTACCAGAAAAAGATCGATCTGTACGGTCACAGCAAGTGTTTTGTCGAATACGTGCAGCACATGGGAGACGATCTCACCATTGTCAATGCTGCTCGAGTCAGCTTTGGAAAGCACAAAACAGAGCTGGACAAGAAAGATAAGAAGCTCATCAAATATCTGATCGATCATAGACACACGTCGACGCTCGAGCACTGCCACGTAACTTTCAGATGTAAGGTGCCTCTGTTTGTTAGATCGCAACACCACAGGCATCGCACGTGGAGCTACAACGAAATCAGTCGTCGCTACACCGATTTCAATCTGGAATTTTACGAGCCAGAAGATTTTCGAACGCAGCACAAGTCCAATCGGCAGGCATCCAATGTTGATTCAATCAATCCCGAAATTGAAATTCGAGTGGGTACTGGAGAGATTAAAGGCTATTATAAGGGAAGTGCCGCCCAAATGATGAAGAGATTTCACTCTGACGCGCTTAAGCTATTTGATGCAATGTTGGCTGCAGGCGTGTGTCGCGAGCAGGCCAGAGGTGTTCTACCGCAAAACCTCTTGACCGAATATTATGCTAGTGCAAATCTCAACAACATCTTGAAATTTATTGATCTGCGTACTCATGATGGCGCGCAGTGGGAAATTCAACAACTCGCAAAAGGAATGTTAGAAATGGTCAACGATCTTTATCCGGAGGCGGTTAAGGCCTATTCGGAAAGAAAGGGGCATAGCTAAATGAAAGTTTTTGTGGCAGCCAGCCCTCACTGGCTTGATGCCGATACTATCAGAGACAATCTGACAATGCTTCCTGTTTCTTCCACGATCGTAGTCAGTTCGAGAACTGGAGGCGACACTACCGTGGCAAGAATTGCCAGCGAAGAGCTGGCCTTTCACGTCGATGTGGTGGACCTAGAAGAAAATTTTAAGAAAAATGCGATGCAACTCTTGCGAGAAGAAGAATGGGACTGCGCTTACTTTTTTGCAACGAACCAGAAGGAGCCGGAACATGCCCTAGCCCGAGTCTCACGAGCCGGCAACGTGGAGACTCATATTGTGACCAGCAGCCTGGAGGTGGTATGATGTCAACTGTCGATCACCCAAGGCACTACAATCACGGAACCATCGAAGTGATCGATGTCATCGAAGACTGGCGACTGGGCTTTCATGCCGGCAATGTAATCAAATATTTGGCTCGAGCCGGGCACAAGGGCAGCAAAATGCAAGACCTGCAAAAAGCCAGGTGGTACCTCAACCGCCTGATCGAGCAGGAGGAGAAAAAAGTTGGCTGAAAAAAGACCGGTAGTGGCAGTCAGCGGTGGATTCGATCCTCCGACGACCGAACAAGTATTTCTGTTAAAGTCTGCCGCAGAGCTGGGTGAAGTGTTTGTCTATCTTAATTCGGACGACTGGTGTGGCAAGCAGAGAACTAGCGGTAAGCCCATGGCACCATACGGCACGCGTAAAGGCATCCTGATGCAATTACCCTATGTATCGCGTGTGTTACCAGCC